TTCCATTAGGCGGTACCCCCCTTGCTGGTTAAGGTTGTCCATAATGTCCATTGTGCCTTAGTCCTCTATACTGGTATCGTACTGGGTGTAGGGAGTGCTAGAGGTGGCAAAGGCGATGATCTCCGGGTCTACACCGCGCTCTAGTAGCTTATCCGGGTTGGTACGTGGTTGGCCGGGGCGATTGCTGGGTCTGACTTGAGCACCGTTGAAATCGAACCAGGTACTAGCATCGCCTTCCTGATGGTACTCATCTTGGTATTTGATTGCCATATTAGTTAGGGCTTCTTTAAGCACCTGTTCTTCCTTTTCAAGGGATCTTCGGGCTGCTTTGATAGCGTGGTACTTGCGGATTACCTGTTCTATTTCAGGATCTATAAGTTGGATTGTGGATTTGGTATTAGCTTTCTTGGTTTTGGACTTAGGTGTTGACATTATATCCCCCTTTATTAAACCCTAGCCTAATCTGAGCAGCACCACATAAGCACACTGGACATGGAACAACCGACTGAGAATTGGCTTTAACTTCTAAAACGGTCTCATCATGGACCTGGAATGCCAATGTGCTACTCTCCACAACAAAATCTCGTGACAACAACTCCCCACAATTGCACCGAAATTTTACAGTAATAACATCGCCTTTTGTTGGATTAGATGGTGGATTCTGTTTCTGCATAGTATCGCCTCCATATGGCCTTGTGATGATCCCAGTTCCTGTCAATCATATGGTGTGGGTTAGCCAGTCCCAGATTCTTCTAAGGCCCTTCTGTTGTTTTTCTTGTTCCTTTTGTAGTTTCATCCTCCAGAACAGGACATCGCGCATCAGTTCGAATTGCCGCAGTAAGTGGGTATTGCTTGGAGTCAGCCCTCTGTAATACTCTCCATCTTGGATAAATACCTCACCTCCACTGCTGCTGCAGTCCAGGATAGTGCGACCGGTGAAGTCGAACCCAGGCCTAGATCTCAGCCTGGCTATATAAACGTCTATTGATTCCTTTTCCTTTGCGAACCCTACTAGTGGCTCTTTCTCATACAATGTCATTAGGTTAGGCTACCCCATCTCTCACCGGATTTCAGTTCCACCTTCAGCGGCACCGATAACTGCATTACGCTTTCCATTACTGGCTTTATCATCTGACCTAGAACCTCTATGTAATCACACTCTACCTCTAGAATAAGCTCATCGTGAACCTGAAGCAGGAATCTAAACCACGGTAATTGCCCTGTGTCTCTGAGTTGGAATAGCCTATTGGTGGCGAGTTTAATAATGGCCTGTGCTCCAGATTGGATCGGCATGTTACCCGCTGCTCTCTCCCCATCACTCCTAATGCGGCGGATAGGGCAGAATAGCTCAGGCATGTACCGGCGGCGACCTACCATGTCTTGAACATACCCCGTGCGTTTGGCAAAATTGATATGGTGCTGAAGGAATTGCTTGATTTCTGGAAAGCGTTGGTCATATTCTACCAGAAGCCTAGCGCAATCATCAAGGGACCAGCCGTCAATGCCCTCCTCTATCAGGCCCTCATACAGACCAAGAGGGGTTATGCCGTAGATTATACTGAAGTTCATCCTCTTGGTGGGGTACCGGTATCTAGTCTGTTTAGCCTCTTCATATGGTATTCCAAACAGGATAGATGCGGTATAGGTGTGAATGTCCAGGTCTTCCCAGAATAACTGAATCAGGCGTTGGGATGCGGATGCGTGGGCCATTAGACGCATCTCTATTTGCGAGTTATGAGTATAGACACCACAAGTTAGGGCAAACAATGAGCTAGCATTGTCAATTTCTATATCCCATACCGGCAGCGATCCTATAGCCTCAACAGAGACAACCTTATGGTTTAACCCGTTCTTACGCGCCTGGTCACTACACCCTATGGAGCAGAACTTCGCCTTCTTAGAGGGTGAGGCATAGAAGTCAGCTTCACAACAGAAGCAGACTAACATGGGGCCTTTTCGTTTGCCAAAGTTGGGATTATTCTCACCAACATAACTTCTGCGTTTGGATAGGGCTATCCTTAACCTTTCTAGTCGCAGGGTATGATCCTGACGCGCATAGGACTCTCGACCATCAATAGACATGTGCTCAAAATTGGGAAGGTACTCTAAGTTGTCTGGGGAGTTATTATGCTTATCTCCATCTTTGTGTTGAGTAGAGTACCCCACTGGTAAAGGACCATAAGCCCACCTAGCTACTTCGCGATGTTCATAGGTGTAATTGAAATACGATCCGGTATACAGAGTAGTATAGCCATTACCGGCATAGCTGCGCCGCAATGGCATTAGTCTATTACCAGGGGATAACTCTGAGGCGTGTTTCAATACTCCTGTATTGAGAGGTACCCTATGGTTAGGAGTACAGGTGAACTGCTCACCGTTGCTTAATTGAACCCGAATACACGCCCGCTCGCCAGAATAAACCTTAGCTTTAACCTCAGAGATCATCGGCCTATTGTCACGATCAACGCTGTAGATAGGATCTCCCGGCTCCAACAATTCAATCGGCACTTCACCTAAGGGAGTATCCACCCCTGTTCCCTCAGCCAAACAGTAGTCAGGAGCAAGGAACAGATACCCAGGTGGGGCACAGAAGCCATCACGGATGCGTCTGCCATCCTCTGACCTGACTGGCATAGCTTGTAGGTTAACCGGGTCAGATGTGGTGAGGCGACCTGTAGCTCCCCGGGTGGCGCGGATTTGACACCGGACCCTAGGAATACCTGCTGAGTCCATAACAGCTACACGGGGGAGGACATCAGCGTAGGAGGTCTTGGCCTTGAGTATCTGCCGGTAGTTTAGGATCTCCTGAACTAGAGGAATAACCTCATTGGTAGTGGAGTTGCGGATCTTCTTCAACTCTCTATCGTCAGTGGAGGGCAAACCCGATTCTGAGCGTTTGGTAATTGGGTGGTTTAGCTTACTGCTCCCGTACACCAGATCAGCTACCTGAACCGGGGAGTTGGGATTGAATGAGCCGTAGCCTCCAAGAATAGCACAGTCAGCAGCGGAAGTATTAAGGCGATCAGTAAACTCTGCGGATAGTTGATTAAGGTGAGGGGGATCTATAGGCATACCGACATCCATCATCTCATTGATAATAGGCAGCGTGGGAAGATCTATAGCATTGAGTACAAACCCAAGACCAGCCTCATCTATCATATGGAGTAGTTCATCACGGACCCTGATAGTGGCGTCAGCATCTCTGCTTGAATAGTAAATAGTATCGGAGTAGGGTACTTGCTCTAGGCTGGCGTCCAGCATCAGGCCTATAACTGATTCTACTTCGGTTCGTTCTGCTGAGTTAATATCATGCCATCTGCGGTAAGCATCTGTTTCTGGTTTAGTTTCCACATCATCAAGTATCTTCCAGATTTTTCTACTGATATGATTAGGCTTCCTATCGTGTGTGAGGATACTACCTGATTTGTTGTCCCATTTGGTCTCAGTTATGGGATCAGGCTCGGCCCAGAGTTCGCATTCCGCTGCCTGAAGATAGTCTAGAGCCTTACCCTGGCGGTACTGATGAACATAATCATCATAGGAATACATCTCCATCCCACACAGACGGAATGCCAGCTCCTTTAACCCCTGAGGTAACCCAAGCAGATAGGCTGCTACCATCGTGTCTATGAATCTGGGAATGCGAATGAATTGAGCATCGTAGAGGTAGTTGTGGACGGTTACTAAACTGGTATCAGGTATGGCGGTTTGTGGATCTGGAATTAGATGGGCTGGGATAAACCAGGCTGTACCTGGTTCCATACTCACCTGAACTGACCAGAGCTTAGATCCGCCATCTGGCCCTGGAACAGTCTCAGTGTCCAGGGAGAACTCTGGCTGAGATAGCAAGGCAAGAGCGTGTTCGGTGCTGGTAACCTCTATGTAGTCAGGGTTGGGGTAGAGATCTGTCGGTACGAATGATAGGGGATCAGCGCCGTTGAGGATCTCCTTTAAGACTCGGAAATCATCGAAGACCATTCTCAGTTGCGGTGTAGTGTAAAGCCCTGCAGCAGGGTGATAGGTTGGAAATATTAGCGTGGGTGGAGCACCGTATTCCTCCTCAGCTGAATTACCGACGTACCGCCACTGTGGTATAGAATGTGTGTGCTCTACGGTGAGGGTATCATCACCAAGGAGATAACGTATGGCTGGCTGACCCATTGCTACGATGATTTGAGGGCGAATTATATCTATTTCGAGTTGCAGCCATTTGTCAGCACAGTAGCGGGTGTCGGCTAGGGATGGTGTAGCATTGTTTCTGGGGCGGCATCGGACGCAATTGGTGATGTAGACTTCAGATCGCAGGAGATTGAGATAGCTGAGAAGGTCATCCAGCATAATACCAGCAGCGCCGGTGAAGGGTATGCCATCCTCGTCTTCGTGCTCGCCGGGAGCCTCACCAACGAAGAGAATGCGGGAGTTGATGGAGCCGATACCGGGTACAGGGCCAAGGCATGATTGGCGCAGATAGCAGTCAGTGCAGGATCGGACTGCTTGGTAGATGGGGAAGGTTGATGTTGAGGTTTGGGTTACCATTTAACTAAACTGGAACTGAAGTACTGCCCTGACTGAGGTTGCTTCTTTAAGGACCGGCGCGTTGGCTATGAAATCAACGAACATATTCTTCCGCGTCTCTTGATGATTCCATGCTACTGCTGACTGGTAAGCCTGATCCATAGTCTCGAATTCTACGTTTCCGATTACTATTTGTTGGGTCTCTTGGTTAGTCATCCAGAACTTCATTTCCTTACCTATTTACCGTCACTATGATTTTTCCCTTGGGAGTGTAGGTGATTTCTACGCTTCGTCCGAGTCCTTCATGGAAACTTATGTAGTTCCAAGACTCGCTCTCTGTTATAAATACCTTCCTCATCTCTGCTCCCCTTGGTTGATTTCCTTGACACCTTTATAGTAGCATACCCTTGCCTGTATGTCAAGCCTTTTCAGAACCATTAACAGATTCATCTATAATCCTGTCTGCTAGAGTTTTGCCGATACCATCCACCTGCATTAAGGCCTTGGTATCCCCCTCCAATATAGCCAGGCACAAATCAGCCAGAGAACTGAACCGTTGTTCAAATGCCCTAGACCGGACCCACCCTATATCAGGGAACTGAGATGCTACCCTCCTGAGCAGGCTAGGACGCTCAAGAAACCCAGCATAGGCATCGGGTGGTGTATAGAACTGGCGCAATGAGGTATGGTCTTCCGGTGGCCGCTGGAATAAGTAGTACAGGTCCATAGCTATCTTGGCAGTCTCGCTAGGCGAGGATGATCGCCTGGATCTGACACTGAGATAGAGGTCAAGCTCATTAAGGTAATCATCCAAGCGCTTGTACTCCAAATCGGGTAGCTGTCCTCTACGGATTCTGACCTGACTCATAGGAACCCACTTAGACCCAGAACGGACCTCAATTAGACCGGACGTAGGACCAGGACGGAATATGCCCTCTACTATAATGAATATGAAGTCAAACCCCGCTGTACTGGCATCTTGGACCTGCTGCATATGACGGCCTGAGGCAAGGATGCATTGGACTATATCATAGAGCTTCTTACGCTCAATGCAGACGCGGATGGGCTGGTGGTTTCCCCAGACTCCGAAGAATACTATATCTCCGTATGGTAAAGGTGTTGGTACCGCTAAGCCGCCAATCAAGGGAATCAGATCGTTATTAAACGGATCGTTGGGGGCACTGGCTACCAGGATCATTTCCCGGCCCCCTGATTACGGGGTTCTACTCCTTTAGCTCGGCGTCTTACTCTGTCATGCTCACGCCTGCATGTAAGGCAATCTCTTCTATTCCCTTCAGGATAAGTATAAGTATTGCCAATCGTAAGCTCGTGCCTATTGATACAATAAGTAACTGACCAGGTATGGGATTGTTGAGTTGCCATCTAATTAGCTCCCCTATACGGCAAGTATCATTGAGTTATTCCAGCAGTTATTACCCGGAGTTTAGGTTGGTTCTACCCCGTACAGATCAGGTTCCATAATCAAAAATCCATGCCTCTGAGAATATTCGTAGTCTGCCTTATCAGACTCCGTTAGGAGACCACTGATGTACAAACCACTCTAGGTATTGAATCGAGAACTGATCCCCACCTAGACTATAGCCGTTGCAGAATGGATTCTGCCGACAGTCCTTGACCCATGCACTGAAGTTAGGCAAGGTACCGGGTTGCTCTGGATCCTGTCGAGAATTCTGGATGTTGAGTTGGACCAGGAAATCCATATCCGAGAATCCCTTTACCTCAAGCTGCTCTGATTGGTACTTCTTGGCCATCTTGTGGATGAAGATAGTTGTAGCGGTGGGGTGATCATAGGCCCAGCGCACCACCCCGCGCAGATCAGCATACACTACCGGATATTGGTTGGGCATAGCGCCGATCTTACCGAAGTGTGCCAGCCTGCTGAGTTCGTAGGCTTCAGTCCAGGTGTCCAAGATGACTGTGCCAGGGTTCATGCTATATGCGGTCCATAAGGCTTGCTTTAGACCCTCCCACTGTCGTAACCAGATCTGTTGTTGCTGCTGCTCCGTTCCAGTTGCGGCGCTCCTTTCAAAACGTACCTCATACAGGAATACATCTATGCCTGCTCTAGCGAATTTCTCGACTACGCCCTCGGTACCGATGTCCAGACTGAATACGTATACAGGGGAGCGACCAGTTAAGGCTAGGTGAGTCTTGCCAGTTTTCTCAGGGCCAGCTAGGTTGATTATAAGGCGCTGCGGAGTTTGGCTGGATGCGCGAACGAAACCCTGGTCTTGAATGTACTGAAGCTGTTCAGCGTTGTATGGTACTACTAATTGGGAATTCAGGGGTACAAGTGTCATAGGTCAAAGGTCCTTCCTTTTCGGAGTTTTCCCAAGATGGCGGCTGAATCCGCGATAGGGACGTTTGGGTTCGCTGTTACTGTCATAGCATCTCGAACACAGACCGTCACCTAGCTCGGATTCAACACCGCACTTGGAACAGTTGCCAGTAGTGGAATCAGGGCATCTCGGGTTTGCGGGGTTATTCAGAGTCGTCATCTTCTGAGCTGTCGTCTTGCCCAAGGTACTCTTCCATCGTAGTGGCTAGTATCTTCCTACCCCAGGTGGCTTTGGTGGGAATTAGTTCTGTAAGCATGAGCCAAGCTGCCTTATAGTTCCCTGCTCCATCTATAGCAGCCTCTATTCGGTTGATGCCGCTTAGAACAGCAGTCTCGAAATTATCAGTGACCGCAAAGGGTGTAACTTCGGGATACTTAGCTAAAGGGTTGACAGGGGTCCACATGGTACCACAGGATACACAGACTAGATTATGCCCTACCCCTTCTGGGTCTGGGATCCATTGTATTGTGACAGTATTGCAACAGTTTTCCATGACAGTTCTCCTTTTGGCTACTTTACTTATGGCTTGTGGCTTTCTAGGTAGTCTTTGGTCTTGAGTATCATTTGCCAGTTTTCCTGAATCTCCTGCTCAGAGAAGTCCAGCATATAGATCCGGGAAGAGGCCGATGGGGGCCTAGTAGTGATATTGGCTACCGGCATCCACACCGACCTCACTCCGAATGCGTAGCAGTAACCCTTGCACTGGGCCATCCAGTCCAGGTTATCGCGGGGATCAGACCTGGGAGTAAAGCGGAACTTGGACTCGTGTACTGCTATGATGGATTTAGCACTAGCCTCACTGAATACCAGACCGTCCACATTACAGATTACCCCATCACATTCTCGCTGCTCGGGTAGACTGGTGTTAAACCCGAGTTTACGAACCCTACCATTAAAGGAAGAGCGTGAGGCCTCCTCCCAGAACCGCCCCATGTCCATCAACCCTTGTACCATATCATCCGGCTCCTCTCTTGGTGTGATAGGTTTGTTCCTTGCTATGAGCTTAGACGCTCGGATAAGATCGGTTAAGTGGTATCCGGGTGCCCTAGTCGGTGCCATGCTGAGATAATCAGCTATGAAACCTAGACTGAAGTCCATTTCAGCGAGACCAACCATTGAGGGTCCTCATTGAATAAGGGATAGGGAACCGGTAACTACCCATGCCTCGTTTATTGCTCTTAGGCTGTCAGGCGTTGCGAATCGCCCTTTCATCACCGGCCCCCTAAGCCCCCTCTTATCGGGAAACGTTATGGCCCTGTACTTGATATCCTACAGACTGCAACGCTGCCGTGAACTCAGGAGAGAACACATGGGTTGCTAGTTGGTCCCGGAACGGGTATTGATTCTGATCGGCATAGGTTGAATACACCGATGCCATCACCTGCTGTAGAGTGAACTGAGGACCGAGCGCGGGTAGCAATCCCATAGCGGTGCCACCTAGGTCTACTCCGTTAACTGGAGGAACGGGGGCGATAGGAGCAACTGGTGCTACTGGTACGGGTGCAGCTGGTACAGGGGGTGCAACTGGCGCTACCGGTGCTACAGGAACAGCAGCAACAGCAGCAACGGCGGCAACTGGGACAGCAGGGGCAATAGGAGCACCGGGCATCGTGGGGGCAGCGGGGGCAGCAGCAGTAGGAGCAGCAACTGGGGCACCAACAGCTTGAGCTTGCCAAGGGAACCGGTGGATCTGTGTTGGCACCAATATCATATTCTGGCGATTCTGCTGTTGCTGTGTTCTACTTAGTCCAGGCCTAGGAGGCTCTACCTGGCCATCCCAGTACGCATACAGACCCTCCATGACTGAGATATCACCATCCTTCAGCCTGTCCACTGGGAATTGGCAATTGGCAAGCGCCGTCATTAGGATACCATGGTTGGAGTTCTTGCTGATACCCGTTGCACCTGTTAAGAGCATGACCTTTTTCTTGTCTACGCTGGGCATGAACCTGGTAGGGTCACCAATGCTGTAGTGTTGGGGGCTGAGGGTTTGACCATTGTCATCCACAAAGACCAGCTTAAGGGCTACAGTCTGGGGGGCCTTGCCATTGTAGTCGTAGTAGTCAATGGTGGCCTCCTTGACGGTGAGGTTCTGCTGAACCGGGGGACCACCACCCTCAACCATGTCATCCGGGGCCATTGACGCTGCTACTCCCTGTTGAGTCGCTTGAGGCTGTCCCGGTACACCTGGGGGAGCACCTGGCATAGGGGTAGGTGGTACGAACGGTTGCTGTGTCATCTGGGTATCCTCCTTTATTTGGGTCACGATTTTGGTACGTTTGGGGTGTTATGGTAGCATACGGTTTGAGTGCCTGTCAAGGGCTCAACCGTAGATAGCGAAGAGCTGCTCCATTATTCAAAGTCCTGGGGAACAGGCGCTAAATGGTGTACATGCGCCAGTTGCGCCATTATCAATCTAGCCACTCCATAGGTATCTCCGGCAATTAAGCTGTAGGCGCTATTTCTAATTAATACTTGGACTTCATTGGTTAGGTTCATAAAAGTTTCAGAGGAGTTAACTCGGTTAGTTTCTAGGTCTAATGTCCAATCTTCCATCAGGTAATATTCTCCCTGTGTATGATCTCAGCTAAGTCTGGGAATGGGGGCACTATCTAGGTGGGAGGTCAATAGGTACCACTATCACTCCTTTATTGGTATCGGGTGGGAGTTGATTTATTGGTGGGTATTCTGAGCGTTGAGGGGGATCAGGCACCACGTCAGTCCTCCTTAGTAATCTATCGCGGAACCACTGAGGGGCAAATTGGCTGTTCCTATTCCAGAACCAGCCCCAATGATCATCAACGATCAACACCTCACAGTGATCAGATGCCGACCTAGTACCCCTACCAGCCTCTTGGACTAAGGTCTGCATTGCATCGAAGCCGCCGAATTCTGGATCATCCTCTGTTCTCGCCTTAGTTACCGGACTGCGACCGTCAGCGAAAGGGATCTTGCCTACGATTATATATTCGCATTCGGCACCGGGAAAATCCCAGCCTGACGTAACTGCTGGGGACACCAACAGAGCAGGAGCAGGAGCATGGCGGAACTTGTTAACCATCTCTACTACGTTATCCTGATCATGCGAATGCAGGTATCCTTGGTGTCTGCTATAGGCCATGAAGAAGTTCCGGCGCTCATAGCTTACTGGAAATAGGATGCCCTTGCGATCCATGCGCCGGTCCATTATCTGATCTATCCTGGCTACCCATTGACGCCGGTCTGCGTCTGTAGCGCGATGGTCTAGCCTGACTGTCTTGATATGCTGGACCGGTGTATTTCGTGGAGGGTAATAGCTCGGTACTTCTAACCATTGACGCTCTGATTCTGGTACACCGAGTAGATCAGCAGTCTTGGGGGTGATTATGGCAGACATCAAGAGTATCTTGCCTGAGTCCTGGTATAGCAATGGCGCATAGACACCCGGCCATACTGGAGTGAAGGCAAATCCAGTATACTTAGGTTCCCAGGTCCATCTACCTATAGCACCATGAATTGACCTGAGCTTCCTAACTGTTGAGGTTATCCTTTTGAGTGCTCGTAGCTCACCAGAAGGAGGAGGGTTGCCGGTGTCATTTGCTGATTTGATATTCGCCTTTAATTCGGTCTCCACATTGGCTACTACCTCAGCTGCATTGAAGGCCCATTGCTTCCAGCTAGTCCAATCATCATAGCCTCTCCTAGACAGACGGACGCCGGTTGATTCCACCTCATCTCGGCCTATATATACCGACAGGTGCGATTCGATAGCCTTGAAAGCTAGGTGGGCCTCATCCATCACCAGTAGCGGGGCCTTGCCTAAGCCCTCAGGTTGCTGGCTTTGAGCTAGATAGTAGCTGTAGTTGGTGACGACTAGCTGAGATGATTTGGCTATGCTAAGCTGGTCGTAATAATGACAGCCGTTATTCCTATGCTCACACCATACACCAGCATGACAAGGGCCATCATCTACATTGACCTCTGGGTTTAGGTTACAGACATAGGAGTTCTGGCCTCTAATATCGTTCATGCCGATTTGTGCGAAGTCTTGAAGCAGTTGGGATTGGAGGCCCTTGGTAGCGGTGAGGATTACAGTGCGATTGCCAGAGACTGAGGATGCTAGAGCTGCTAGAAGGGATTTGCCTGAGCCAGTGGGAATGGACGCACAGAGGAATCGCTTGTCAGATGCAAGCCAGTCCATGATGGATGAGAACACGCGGTCTTGGCCCTCATACCAAGATGGGAATCGGGGGTGGTTGAGGATCAAGGATGGTGCTGGTAAGATAGTCATAGGTGAAGATGCTCCCCTACACCTTCATCCGGGGAGCATCGCCAACAGGTGCCCAAGCGTATCCCCGCTTGGGGTTGGAGTTCTGGCTGTTCTGCCGTTTGCAGAACTCTATAGCTTCCTCCTTGGTGAGGTGGGTAGCAGCCTTGGTGTAGAACGGGGTCCCCTGGGTCTGACGCCACTCAAAACTTACGAACATTTGATTTCTCCTTAGCTTCCCTTTCCTTGACACCTTTATTATGTCATACCTCTGTCTGGTTGTCAAGGGTTATAGTCGAACAATCTCATCCCCAGTCTGCATCAGCCTATCCCTGGCGATGCTACAGTAATCCTCTTCAGTATCGATGCCAATGGAATCGAATCCCTCATTCCTAGCTGCTATCAGAGTGCTGCCTGAGCCTGAGAAGGGATCAAGGATTAGGCCGCTTGGGGGAGTTATAAGGCGGCAGAGGTAGCGCATGAGTTGGAGGGGTTTTACAGTTGGATGATTGTTACTTTCACTCCTGTCTTTCTTAGAAGCTTTGGCACAGTAGAAGAATCGAGCAGCAGAACCGCCCATGTCTCCTGGAATTTTCATGGCAGTGTTGTATGAATCGTTGGTACCTTTACCAAAATAAGATTTTTCTGTGATTACTGAGTCTTTAATGTTTCCCGCCTTGCCTGTATATGGAAACAACTCCACCACTTCATCACTACCATCATGGATCAGATTAGCAGGCCAGCGTCCTTGGGGTTGATTATATTCCTTCCCAGTTGTTTTCTTGGGAGCCATCATACCAGCAGCAGCATCACTTCTTTGCCCGCCAGGGAGGTCTTGCCTATTTCCTTTATCAGCATACGCCCCACCACCTAAATTTTCATAGGTCTCTATCCTGCACCCATTAACATTCAGCCCACCAGTGCCGTATTCCAACACATTAGCAGCGACAGTCATCCCCTTACCTAGAGGCTTCCTGGCTAGGATGATTGGCTCCCACGCTGGCTTGAGTGCGGTACCCCAGCCTTCCCATTGTTTAGCTGCGTCAGTAGTACTAATTTCTACACCAGGTTGAAATATGCGTCCATTATCTTTAATCCATGAACCAGTATGGTCCTGATCAGCGCCAGGAATCATTCTCTTTACAGGACTCCCTACCGGGACTTTCTTTCTATCAGCACCTGCAGCTTTATCTATTGCCTTGCTGACATCCAAACTCTTAGGAAACCCACTCCCATAAACCCACATCAGGCAATCCCTGATCTCGAACCCAGCATCCTCAATAGCCACCGTGAGCCGGTGATGAGTCCTGGTACCACCAAACGCTAACAGATGCGCTCCAGGCTTCATCACCCCCATTATAGCTTCCCAGAACACCACCCCGGGCACGCCATGATCCCAGTCCTTCCCCATGAATTCCAGACCATAAGGAGGATCAGTCACCACAGCATCCACCACATAGGGCAGTTGGGGTAGGATATCCAGGCAATCACCGTGATAAATACTGGTGAGGGTATCCTGACCTGATATTAGGTAACCGGACACCTAACTATTCACCACCAATCAGATCAGCTACATTATCCAGACTCATCAGATACCCGAACCGGGAATTCAACTCAGACATGTACTGATCCCGCCACCCACCGTCTGGCATAGACTCAATCTGGTTCATCACCCTGCTCACCAGGGACTTGGCACGGTCCACTTGACCCACGCCAACGTAACTGCCTATTCTCTCACTGAGACGGTCGAACACTTGGCGGAAGTCCTCATTGAATTCCTCCTCTCGGACTATCTCTATAATGGCATCCACCTGTGCCGTGACAGACGGTACCGGTGCCAAGGTCTCAAGCCAGTCTAGATGCCTCCTTACAGCATGACGGATGATGTCGCCCTTAGAGCGGTAAGGGAAGGCCGATGAACCTGCTATGGTATCTAGTTGGCGATCATGTCCGGGCTGTATACGGAACCATGCTCGCTCTGAGTGGCCATTGGTATCGTTAGCCGGGACCCTGAACTCCTCTGGTGCTATTGGAGATATGAATTGTTCTTGCTGATCCTGTGCCATCTATCCTCTCAAATACAATTGGTGTACGTTAGCATACCATTGCCTCTGTGTCAAGCCCTAGCTATACCCAGGACTAAGAGTTGGTCTCGTAGTACTCTGTCTAGCCATACTCCTCCCCCGATAGGGTGCTCTTCCTCCAACCACTTTTGTACCCCCCAGAGCACCTTCCCTAGTTGAGCATCAGCCACAATCTGCGGCGAGAAGTAAGAAAATCCCCCAGGTAGCTCTCGCTGCAAAGTTTGTCGGTACTCCTCAGGTGTTAGTTTCAGGTCCTCAATGTTTAGCATCTGATCTCTCCTCAGCTTCAGCAGACCTAGGCCATACCGATCTGTAATCCAATATGGCTAAGATCTGGCTTACGCAATCATTAACAGTCGGAGTTCTGCGCAAGTACCGCTGGCGCTTACTCCGACACTCCCTGCATATCCTCTCTTTGGAGACCTTGTGTGGTAGGCTGGTGGTGTACCCTCCATCGAAGGGTTCATCTTGACCAGTAACCCATTTCCACCTGAACTCGGAATCCTCTTTGGACTTCAGGCATTTGGAACACCTATTCATTTGCTGCCCTCGATACTCCATCCATATTGTTGCGATATGCTTCTCATTAGAGGAGTTTGGTTAATTAGTACAGCAATTGGAAATGTATAGCTTCCTTTTATATTGTTACACTTACTACAGCAGGGTTCTATATTATTTGGGTCGTTAGTGCCGCCCTTGTGTTTCGGAATAACATGATCCCAAGTATCTGCGAATTGTCCGCAAATATAACACTCCATATTTTCCGGTTTCATACCGCCTGCTTATATTATACCACACAGCAGTAGGGGATAGTGTGACCCTGTGCTATCAGCACTCGCGTAGGGGATAGTGTGTCTACGGTGATCGCCTGCGCTATATATAATAATACGGTCAACGTATCCCCTACTGCGGTGACAGATAATGCCACTAGGTCAACGTATCCCCTACAACTGTGCTGACATAGATTTGAGCTGATATTGAGCTAGATCTGGTAAGGATTCAATAACTAGAATGCTACGGGCTTGGTTCTCCATGTCAAGATCCCCTCTAAGCTTCGCGGCGCATTCAGTATGCGTGTGGATCCTGGTGACTCCTGAGAAGGGGATTCCGTCACCTATATCAATTGGGCCAAAGGTCTGTATAAGAATGTGGCTCACTGAAGACCTGGTATTGGTTTTCTTCTTGCTATTGTACTGAGCTATAGAATCTATCACCTTACCACATACGCAAGACCTGGTAGGAACATCTCTAGTTTTAGATATGTGCCAGTCCCGCTTGTACTGCCACACTGATGTGCGATCCCGGATCAGTTCTCGATCTACTTGAGCTTGGCACTCATCACAGGGGCAGTCCTCCGGGTCGCCAGGCATCCAAGTGAAATCGTGATAGGCAGCTATATAGTCTAGGTCTGAGTCCGGTTCCAGCTCAGATTTCTTTGGCTTCCTTGGCATCCTTGGCACCTTAGTCCTCAGTAGTATCTTTTGGCTCGTCCCAGCATGGGTTCGGGATAGGGATTAGCCCCTCAGCCTTAATTGTCAATGCTTGAGTGCGATATTCTGAATCTTGGTCACCTTTGATAAATACCCTCACACATTCTGGGGCCTCCCATATGCACTGCTTGATATGATCCATAAAACTATCAAGGTCCAAATAGTTAAATGCACCAATGAACACCGGCATCATTATCTTATCCCCACCCCATCTCACCCCGGTGACCTCAGTGCTTACTAATCCAGTCCTATATCCTCCGCGATCTGGATCGGTTAAATATGAATTTACTTCATCAATCACAGGAAATGAATCGGGTCCATCATTCTTGTTATGCTCGATATAGTTCTCTGGCCCTATGGTAAGAATAACATCTGTTATGCTACTCATTCCTGGCTCACCTCTTCGATATTGACGGTTATGGGGCCAGTGAGCTTTGGCTTCCCTATTAAAACGCTGTCGTCGAAAGGGTGGACCACTAATTCGACAGATTGGGGAGAGACATACTTTTGACCCCTTAGGCCGCCAGATCCTCCCCAGTTAATTCCCCAACTATAGGTTTCTTCTTCTAGGTCAAGGAACTTGGCCATTTGGAGCGCCATCGGGCAGCACTCAGCCCCTCTGTGTCCGAGTGCCCACAGTTCGTAGGCGCGGTCGATAGTTTCCTGGGTGACAATTAGTTCAGGCATCAGTGGACCTCCATTTCTTGATCAGTCTTAACTCCACAAACGGGACAGAAAGGTAAGGGGTGCCAATCAGATGTGACGGTCAATCTACCGGAGGGGGTTTCTTTTAATCCTCTAAGAATGGGCTGAAATTCCCCTTTGCCTGATTTCGTATCAACGATGTATCCATAATCAAGGAATTTCACCTGGTGCTTGGCTCCTGGGATGGACTGGGGTTTTGCTAAGAACTCGATATGTTTGCAGGCCATACCTTTAGTGGACCTCCGCAGTTGGTTTATTGTCGTAATACTCTTGAATAGACCACCTACGAGTATGGCGAGTATCCTCACGGCCTGTTGATACAACGAGAGCATCATGATTGTTCATTGCTGGTGTTGGTTGATGCCCACATGGGCACTCACAGCGACCGTGACACGAGTTGCTGAGGAATGGCTCCTCAAAGTGAATCCATCCACGATGTGTACACTCATCGTGTCTCTTAAGATTACACGTCACTGACCTGTTCATATCAGTGTACCTCCGCAGTTAGATTGGGCTGTTTCCCAGAGTGGCGAGTGCCGAAGCAACAGATTTTCGCCAGCTTTGCAGCTGTCATCCAAGGGACTGATTTGTAGTAGAGGTTGACACAAGTCCGGTGTCCACATTGCACATAGACACCATTCCTAACATATGCCCTGTTTGTAAAGTCGAATTTCAGAACGTCCTTGACTTCTATAGCGGTTTCCATATCTGTTCTCCCTCCTTTTATAATACCACCTGGTATTCATTTAGTTCGGTCTCCTTGATGCCAGAGATAATTGGGTGAATAACCGCGATATCCCCAGTGCAGAACTTGATCGCGGTTGACACTAGGCGAAGGTTCTTACCTGATATGGTGCGCTCTGAGGGTAGCTTAGCAAGTAGCTGGTGGTACTCAGACCTTAGCCTATCGGTAAGGTTACCGGATCCATCACAGAGGTCACAGCCGTTGTAGAGGCTACCTACGCCTACACATTCCCAGCACAGCGGAGAGTGTACTGATTCTGCCCAGTGTAGAGCTTCCTTTTTAGTTTTGGTTGTGCGGATTAGGTCGGGCATTTGTATTTTCCAAGCCCTGCCCTCTTTCCAGATATCCCCTAGTTTGTGTCCCATGCCTCTCCTTCCACAACCGTGAACCCTCTTCGCTCAGCATCCAGCTTCAGTTCCTGAAACACTCTCTTAGCGGATCTCCTGGGGCAGGTGTAGTAGTTGAAATGCCCGAAAGTAGCATCACTATCACTTATGTGGAATCCCCAAGATTTCCGGCTGGGATCACGGTACCCGGGTATTCTACCGTAGGCGATAGTAACCTCCCTCTTAGTCTCTGTCATCGTTCTCCTGCCAGGACAACAGTAAACCTTTTCTGTTAATTTCCAATTATTATCTGTTATCATTACCTACTCAGGACCTCATTCCCTAGCCTGTAAACCCTGCTGAGCTGATCTGAGTCAGCCGTGAGGTAGCAGGTATAGTGAAAAGCCGTATGAGTAGAGGTTCTGCTACCGCAGCCGAACACGCATAGGTTGGACTTAGCTCCGTTAATGAAACGCTTGGTCATCTCGGTTTTGATTTCGGTGTCTGTCATTCCTATCACTCTCTCCTTTCGTGGGTCATCCAAGGTTTCCCACAGCCATTGTAGCTACGCCCCTCCATCTTGTTTTTCACACACCACCAACACCACCCTGTATGCACTTTGTTGCTGGCTTCCCCTACTCCCTTGCGATGACAGACTATACAATCCATGGTGTCCTCCCGATATGTTATTTCTGGTCTGGTAAGGGTTCCTACTCTCTTCTTTGACATCAGGAGTATAGCACAAGCCTTGCCTGGTTGTCAAGCCTAATTAGGTAAAAAATTAGGGTACTGATTCAGAATCAGTACCCCAATCTCCTTACCACGGACAGCTATTCGGAGGGAGTTACTTCGCTTTGGCCTTAGCCTTAGGTTTAACTCCATTAGTGACGATTGCATCCGAAGCCAATTTCAGTATAGTCTTGGCTGTGAATCCCACCAGGTTCAGCAGAGGATCCTTCTCAGCAGCCCTAATCACCAGGCGCGGTATCTTATCCCCTTTCCTAGCGGTGCCAGCCTCAATGCGTCTTAGGACACCCTTGACTCTGGGATCGTGACCTTGGTTGAACCGGGAGCCTTCCCTGTTATCATTCCCACACCCGCACAGGCACTTGGGGAAGATGGTTTTAATCATACGGCTGCTTCTTGTCTGAGTCTGCGCCAAGGTAGTCTTAGTAGCTTTAGTAGCTTTAGTAGCTTTAGTAGCGGTCTGAGACTGAGCCTTGGGCTTGGGCTTAGTCTTAGGCCTAGGTGGTGCAGTAACAGACTTCGGTTTAGCTTTGGTCTCGGCCTTGGTTTTGGTAGCTGCTGTCGCCTTAGCTACCGGCTTAGGGGTAGCCTTGGTCGCCTTGGTCGCCTTGACAGCAGCCAGATTGGTAGCCTCATCCCGCTCTTGGTCATCAGACTCAGACTCCGACGCAAGTTTCTTTATACGACCCTCCCACATACGGATGACCTTGTAATCGGCATCCTTATCCCTGAGTTTCTTAAGAGTCTCCCTATACCTGGCTAGCTTCTGTTCTGGATCCTGGGTTGCAGTTGCAGTTGCAGTTGTCATCTCGATTTGCCCTCCTTTTTCTTATTAACCTTGGCGCTGGATAGCTGGCTCTGATCGATTGTACTAACTGTATCATCCAGGTCAATCCTGAGAGCTACACATAAATCATCAACGGTTATATGGAGAGCTAATGCTATCCGACATGCCAGAAATAGGGAAGGCATAGATCTAAGGTTAAAAATACGGCTGATATGGGCGATGTCAGTACCGGTATCACGAGCCAATTGGGACCGGTTGACCTTGGCTATATCTATTTTGGGCTTGGGATCAGTCTCGGTTGCTGCTACAGTTACCATTCTGGCACCTCTTGGAACGCAATTATACACCCAACTCCAAGACCGGGTCAACCTTTGTCTAGGAGTCAAATGGCAAGGGGACAAACCACATAGCTATGATTCCTCGTATATCCAGCAGCAGACCTCGCCCAGGTCATCCACCTCCACCTGCACCGTAGAGAGCTTCACCGACACATTTTCGGCCACCCACACCCCTCCAGAATTCTGGGAGTAAATAAGGCGGGGGGCAGCCCGGGAGACGAGCTGATTAATGTCCCTCTCCCAGGCTTGGTCTCGAATCCGCCCCACAGCCGTTCCGGCGGGTAGCACCTTTTCCTGTAGGAGGAGTTCATGGAAGCCGTCACACAACAAGACGAGGTCTGCGGGGGTCGCTGTGGCCATATCGGCGGGTATAGCCGAAGCCAAAGAGGCCATTGGCCACAAGGTGGACTTAGACATTGGTCTGCACCCCCAATACGGCAATCGTGTCTGTCGTACCTTCCTTTCTCAAGTATAAGGAGTTGGTAATCATCAAGGCGGTATTGTAGTCGCTAAAGCCCCTCTGACTGGTATTGGCAGGATCATCCCGGGTAGTTACCGTTCCGACAAGGATAGCTTGAACCAACGTCCCATTATAAAGACTAATAGCATCAGTCAAACCGTTCTTGATGATGGCGGTAATCTGCTCCTCCACACCAGCGGCTGGTTGTCGATTGACCGTACCCGTTCCAAGGTAAACTGCCACAGCATCCCCAATTGCCATACTTGCCTCCTAATGCCCAAAAAGTCTTATTTTTGCAAAGCTGTCTGCCGTCTTGGGTATCGCTCCTAAACTGTTAATAGCTTGTTTAATTCTCTCTGCTGTTACTCCTCTGACTTGGGTATCCGTGCCCCCCTCAGCCTGGCCCTGTGTCATAGGAGTTTCCAACCCCATTACACCAGCACTCTGCCCGACAATTATATCCCCTGTAGTAATAGCTGATAAGTCTGCCTCAGTACCACCACTCTCATGTTTGAGGAGGTTTGACGCATCCATAACCGCTGCCCTTTCCATAGCGTTAAGTCCAGTAGCTACTAGCATGTCACCGTCTGTAGTAACCTTTGCTGGACCAGTTTCATTAAGATTGTCGCGCACGTCAGTATTGAGAATAGCTGCCGTTACTACCTCTCCTGTAACATAAGTTCTTGGTGCAGTCCAGGCCATTAGTGTTAAAACAACCTTATACGGCTAAACGCAACAGCACTTAGTAATCCTGCGTCTAAGGCATCGATAGCTTGTTTAATTCTCTCTGCTGTTACTCCTCTGACTTGGGTATCGGTTCCTGCTTCAGCTTCAGCTTGAGACATTGCTGTTTCCAATCCGACAACACCAGCGCTCTGCCCTGCCAGAATATCACCAGTGGTAACAGTTGATAGGTCCGCCTCTAATCCTCCGCGCTCCTGCAGCCATCTATTTGATGCGTCCATAACTGCAACTCTTTCTAATGCATTAGCACCTGTTGCAACTAGCATGTCACCGTCTGTGGTTACATGAAATGGTGCCGTCTGTACCAAGTTATCCCGAAGATGTGGGTTTAATAGGATGGCAGTTACCACCTCTCCTGTTACCCATGTTCTTGGTGTAGTCCAAGCCATTAACTAATACCGTTCTCCCTATTTTGATCGTTTAACTGCCCCACAGTCTCACCTGGTAACCAGTTACGAGATTTCGGTATGAGGCCAGATAATGGCCTTTTCAGTAGAGCCTTCTCTATTAGTCTACGCCTAGAAACGCTTGGGAATACAACGGTATGCCATCCACTCCCACACTCCATACAGAGGAACACAGGATCACTAGGTGTCACTATAATCGCTCCACCACACCCCATCGGGCAATCAGCAACCCATCTACCCTCGCTAATGTAGGCTACCGCTAATTCAGATTTCGTGAACGTAGCATCCGGTAGCGGCTGTTTCAACCAGAACTTAAGGAATTGGCGATAGCCAAAACCCCGATCAGTCCATTCAGACCAATCTTCGTAGCTTACTATTCGGTCAGTGCGAAATGAATAAGGCATTAATAAGCTAAACGTGTTTGGGTGTCAAGTTCAGATGTACCCAGTACCCAAAAGTCTGAAAAACTCTCTGCTTCAGATAACGAATAGGTAACCATGTGGAGCTTGCCTGAGTTAGTAATCTTGTGCTTGATCTGTTCTATAAAGAAGTCCTGATTAATCCCAAGCCCTGCATCGTTATTGGCAGTGACTGTAACTCTATCCCCTATCTCTCTAAGCAGCATCTCATCAAGCATATTCTCATCACGATTAGCCCAATAAGACATAGATAGGTGCGGTATCGGATCCTTATAAATGCCAAGATGGAATTTAGCCCAATCAAAAGCCTCCTGTGTGTTTGGAATGAATCGGGATCTCAGGGGCCAAGTGCGGTCCCCGTATTTGGTTCGGCTGGAGGCGTCCTCCTCTCGGATAAAGATAGGGTCATCAGCAGTAATACCAGTACCCCTAGCTTTTAAGTCCTGAACAAAAGCTGTGGAGGTAGCATGGTTGTTAGTAAATACTAGTTTCATTGTGTTAGCAAACTTGGTGGCTACTAGGGCTATATCAGAAGTGATATCAGAACCCCCACCGCCTGCCTGGCTATTGAAATTGAAATCAGTAGCCGTTACAGGGGTGGTCCAAGCATCCACTCCTAAGGTATCAGTAGCACTATCAGGGTTAGGATACCGAGCCCACCAAGTGAAGCTATCTCCGGGTGATATGCTAACGGATGCAGATCCAACTTGGGCCAGAGTCCAGAGGGTAGCTATTGCCTCTATTGTGTAGAGTTGGACTGTGGCCTCAAATGAGTTGAATATGTTTTCTAGCGGGTCTACCTGTCTGAGTACTGAGTAAGGCCTTGCAGCGCCACCAGCATCAGAATAGGTGGCTTGAGAGGTTAAGGCATCACCAGCTAGCCTAGCATGACGGTTATTAAAGGCAATCTTACCGTCATTGGTTTCGAATAGGAACCCTGCTTCTACCTCCTCTATCTGTTGCATTGGGGTCAAAGGGAACACTCTATCAGCCCAGAAGCGGACTATAGTGGTCTTGCCAACATCCAGAGATCGATCACCGGCAGCCCATTGAGTCTCATCCAGAATAGCACCCAGGGTGACATCAGTGGTCTCAGAGGTACGCATTGCCAAGGATATCTTCTCTTCGTTAATCTGGCCTAAAGGTCCCACGCCTTCCAAGATAGCTACGTTATCGCCCCCGCCCGTACTAGGAACCGGTATCAGACGAGTGAGGAATCCTCTCCAGACTGGCTTATCGGTTTGGGCAGCTGAGGTGCCACGGAGACGGATAACTCTATTAGGGAGGACGTTACCAGAAATAGGGGAGGAGGTATTGTAACTAGAATAATCACCAGAGCGGTTATCAAGTACCGCCTTGAATCGACTCGCCGACGACTTACCAACTAGCTGGGAGGCCCTATCTCGGCCCCTGGTGATCTCTATAGATCGGACTCTGGTCATGTCTAGGTTCTCACCAGTACCGGTAAAGTCGGTGTTGCCGGACCAGTCCACGTCAAGATCGTATACTGCCTCCGCCATTAGTTAAGGAGACCTCTCTATTACACCAGCGAACCCGCCAGTGGAGATGGATTCACGTATCCACCTGATTACCAGTTCTCGTAGGTCATCTACTCCGTTTATATCGCCGTTGACTGTGAGACTAAAGGCAACACCGCCTTTTCCCGTACCTGCTAATGCAGTACTCTGGCGATTGCTAAGCACATCAGCCCCACGGGGAAGGTTGACTAGTTCAGGACCCCTCTCCCCGACTAGAGCCACGCCACCACGGAAATTTTTAACACCATGAGCCAAACCCAGGCGTTCCCTCTCCGCTGCTAGACGCTCAGGGTATGAGGCTCTAGAACTGTCCAAGGCAGCCTGTCTTGCATCTATCTCACGTTGAATTGATTGATATGCTTGACTTCCTGAGGCGTGAGGACCCTGTCTATCGCGAAGCCGGGAAATTGCATTCTGTTCATGAGTGAAATGCCCTTGCTGAGCAGTAATAAAGGCATTGAGTCTACCTTGGTTACCTAGCTCACTACCCCGCTCACCTTTAGGAGTGAGTAGACCCTCCGGCACTGCCACACCCAACCTGGTAAGTTCTGCTGCTAAGGCGTTGGCATCGCCGAGGAATTTCTTGGTTGCTGCGCCTGCTTTACTTAATGAACTAACCCAAACAGAGCCAAAGGTTCTGATAACTCCACTTACATCCCCTATTTTTTCCCCTGCTTGGGAGAGTACCTTTCTAATCTCACTAAAGGTAAGGTCTGTAGTGGCCCTGATAGCGTTCATCACCTCAGTCCATGTAGGCTTGAACTGCTCTAGTTTTTTACCGACTGATGTCTGCTGGAACTCCCATCTATCCCACGCTGCTGTATTGCTGGCTATTGCTGCTAGGTTATCCGTTAGTATTCCCGATTGAACACCCAGCGTCATAGAAGCCAGATCTATAGCAGCCGCTATACTAATCTGGCCAGCCTTATACTGCTGCCATATTTCTTCCCCGTTACCTACTATACCGACCAGGGACTTTAACTGGTCTTCCTGCCCACGTAATTCATTAGCAGTCTTTATAGTTGCAATTCTGCGCTCGCCCTCGTTTCGGATGATGTCGGCCACTATCTCAGCGTACGCCTGAGTGCTTTCGTTGTATGAATCTATCCCCACCTGAGCCTCAGCTATAGAGTCTTTCAGACCATCAAGTGAGGCAGTAGCCGTGACCGTTGCTCCCCCCATACCAGAGATCGCACCTGAGGCGGTGCTAGCTGAGGTTGCTAAACCAGACGCTGCCTCAGAAGTGGTTTTCACACTAGTACCCATCTCCTCAATAGATACAGTGGCCAGCTTGACATCGGGTATGCCCCCAGATATGGCATCTATAGCCTTTTGTATACCGTTGGCCAGGTCATCACTGAATACACCGGCTACCTTCTTAACTGCTATCAGTAGGACTTCCAGCTGCTTGCGGAAACCGAGAGTGAATAGGTTAATCATCTCGATTATGAAGTTGATCCCCTTCTGGAAAACCGGTACTAGGAAATTCCAGAGTTGAGCGGCCTTTTGCTTAACAGTATCCCAGTTCTTCCACAGCAGTACCCCAACAGCGATCAATCCAACTATTGCTAGAACTATTAGCACGAAGGGGTTCAATGCCATAATCACATTAAGGGCAGCCCAAGCTATCTGTGCAAGTTTAACTATTTTGACTAGCCCCCCAAAGACGGCTATTATCCCAGTGAATCCAGATATCAGAAAAGGAAGGATCAGACCTATAGCCGCTAAGGCAGCAGCGATACCGCCTACCACTATGATTGCTGTCTTAACAGGGCCTGGGAGATCAGCAAAGGCCTTAATAATTGAGGCAAGTATACCTACCACCTTAGTAACTACTGGTATCAAGACTAAGCCAAGCTGACCAGAGACATCTACAAGTTGCTCCTTAGTAATACGGAGTTTGTTGGCCAAGTCCTCACTAGTTCTGGCGAAGTCCCCAGCCTTATCAGAAGTCTGCTCCATGATGACCCGAACCCTGAGCAGGCGCTTTTCTTGTTGGGTCATCTCAGATACTGACTTCTGTATACCATTAGCTAGAGCGAACTGTTTAATGGTGTTATCAGTTACATCACCGCTATAACGCCTGATGGCCTCTGTCTCACCTCTGATAGCTTGGTTGATTGCGCTCATGGCATCAGAGACATCGGTATTGAATACTGAAGCCAGATCAGCAGCCCTAGTGGTTAGGTCGGTAGTGGTAGTACCCAACTGCTGTACATTGAGGCTGGTACCCTTGAGCAGGGCACCGGTCTGGGTAGCCATCTGGTTAAAGGCGGCTGTGCTGAGGCCTACACTGGTTGCGGAGGTTTTGCCGAAGTCATGGATTATCTTGGCCGATTCACCGAAGACTACATTTACAGCATTCATGGACTCTTGTAAGTCAGAGGCAGCCTTTACTGATACCACTGCCATAGCTGTAAGTCCGCCAGCTACACCTAGTAGAGGGCCGCGCATGGAACGTAGCTTAGTGCTTACACCCTGGAGCTTACCAGAGAAGCCTTGGAGCTTTGCACTGGCCTGGTCTTTTAGTGTAAGTACACCTTCTAGCTTTGGAGATGTCACCCTATTGCCCTTGCTTCATTATAGTTAGTTTGGTGGAGATTGGACTTTACGGGCTATTTCCTCAGTGTTGGTGAAGAGGAATATATCTTGGAACCATTGGTAATCCATTTCCTCTATCTCCTCAGGGAGCTTATGAAGCATCTTGGCAACAGTGAAGATGTTGTACCGCTCAATCCGTTCTCTATCCAGTTCCGTCCTAGGTTCCCATCCTGGGTTGAGTAAAGAAGCCCAGATTACTCTATCTTCTCTTCCACCGCTATCTGTTGGAACTGCACTCTGAGGGCTAAAGGGAGGAATTCTTGTATTATCTCCCAGATAGCCCAAGCGATACCTAGGTCAAGGTCAGCTATGTTCTCCTCACTGATCCCCGCTACTTCATCAGTATCATCATCGTTAAGGAATGACCAGCCCTTGATTGCCCTGAACAGAACACCGGCGATTGGTGCGTCACTGTCACCTATATCCATCACCATCTTGACAGTGACCCCAGTGGATATTTCCACCCATTCCTCGCGATCCAGTACCGGGTAATCATCGGGGGATAAGATGACTTTGGTTATACTCCGCTTACTTACAAACGCGCTCATGGTAGCTATCAGCTCCTTTTGCGTTCTTGTGCTTAGTGATGACCTAGTGGGTGCCTATAGTAACATCGCCATCCACCTGAAGATTAGCATCCATTAGCACCATCTCACCTAGTCTTGCTCTTTCTGTTAGTGCAGTTATAAAGCACTCTCCAGTGAATTTGCGTTTGCCTGATCCAGTGGAGTCAGGTGAGAATTCGAAGGATCTGGTTTTGGTTGAGGTAGCAGCAGTTGATAGGTCCCCGAACCACTCCTCTAGGGCAAAGGGGAATCCTTCACCACTGGATGACTTATCCGAATTCCACATCAGATTTATGGCCACCTGAGCATTCTTCATAGTGTCGTTAAAGAACTTACGCCCTGTGTCCGCTAATGAAGTGATCTCAGCTTGCTCTATCTCACCTGGAAGGCCTTCTATACCAGTCACGTAAGCCGATATATCCTGTAATGACAGTAAGTGATTACTGGAGCCAGACGGTATATCAAATTTGATTACCGAAGCCTTGGAGTGCTGAAAACCAGCCATTAGTGGGACCTCCTGTTTATGGTAGGTTTAACCAGAGTCTGTATACAAACTCAAGGGTAAAGGTAGAACAGCAGGGGAGTCGAATACCAAGCTCTGAAATGAAATCTACAAAGTCAGCCGAATCCTCACTGTCCATGTCGTGTCTTTTAAGTAATAGTTGGAGCGCCATCTACTTGGAACTCAGCCCTACCTGCTACTGCCTCGCCTACTCTAGACGTAATTGGCATAGAGGTTAGCCAGCACTCACCGCTGATGGACCGTATACCACCTACAGAGGATTGGCCGTCTGGATAGAACTCGAAGGACTTGGTAGCGGTGGAGCCGAATATACCTAGGGCAAGATCAGTGAATCCTCCGCTTGAGGACGCATCTGAGTTGTACATGAAATCCAGGGTGAATGTAGCATTCTTCAAGCCGGGTATGAACTTGTGCCCGGCATCCCCAAACGCAGAGATATCAGATAGTTCCTGCTCGCCGGGTAGGCCCTCAACTCCAGTCACGTATGCTGTGACCTTTCGTATAGTACCGGCACTATCATCTATGTTGAACCTAGAATTTTTGGAGTGCTGAAAACCAGCCATTGGTCTATCCTCCTAAATGGATTTGATTATGCCAAAGGTAAACTGACAGGAGTATTCCCAAGGTCCCATGCCATCCCTATCACGCTCCACCTGGCCAGAGCTTATTAGGGTAGTCACGTCTACTTTGGATCCCAAGGTGTCATCTGTTCTGAGACCCCTTTTGATACTCTCAGTGCCTGTCGGTGAGCGGTACTTATCCATCTCATTCCATACCTCTCTGGAATTAGCGCCAAAGAGATACAAGGTGGCATGGACGTTGAACCTGAGACTATTACCGCTAAGGTCGAGATTATGGTACTCAATCGGATCATGCTCAATCACTAAGGCTGGCTTGCTTTGCACTCCCTCATCTGGAGGGTAGGTATAGACTGTGATGCCCGGGTTTGCTGTTTCTAGGATCGATTTCAAACCGTCACGTATGTCGCTGAGATCAGACATTAGGGTAAGTCTCTCGCCTTACAAGAACTCATCTCCCTCTCCTTACTGTCGGTTACCTGCGTTTCCAAACGGATTCAATTTCTTTGGCAGCGGAGTTAAGTCGTGCTTGGAAGAACGGTCTAGTAGCCTGCATGCCATCCCTTAGCATGTGGTCGCCTTTGGTACCTCGTCTTGAGATTGCCCTAGCTATTAGGAAGGCTCCTCCTTTGCCGAAACCATGACGCCTAGCCCAGGGTTGCAGTGCCGATATCGGGGGGAAGTGAGGTGCAGAGCCGAATTCGAGAGGTAGGATATATTCCAGCCTACTGGATATCTTGGCCCACTTCGGTATCCTACCCCTATCCACACTGGTCTCCCAGCTTCCCCTAGCACGGCCTGTGTCTACACGGGTTCTCTCTTGTGTCTGTCCTTTGGCATACTCAATAGATTGACTTAAGGCCCTGCGTAATGGTCTGCCGAACAGATTGGGATCGCTGAGTTTGCGCCTCCATCGGTCTAGATTCTTAATTTCAAATCCGGTCTCAGCCATTACTATAGCCCTAGAGAACCGCAATCAAAACGCGGGGCTAAATACCAAGCTGCCCCAGCAGTGATCGCTAATAGTATAGTACCAGCCAATACCGTGCCAATCAAAGTCCAAATCCAGCCCTTCATACTACGTAAACTGCCACAATACACCCGACTACTATTAGGGCAACAGCAACTGCCCCGACTCGGAACATAAACTCACTATTAGGCATTGTCGGCTGCTTCCTCTTCCGCTATCATCTGGCCAAGTATATCTATCAGCATACGGTCAGCGTTGTATAGCTTTTTGAACAGGCTAACCAGCCTAACATAAGACAGGGAATCTACATCGCCACCCCACTCAACCTCGGACAACTGGTCCCTTAGTTGCATTATGTCCTTAGCTTCTGAGTCCAAGTCCTCCATAGTAGTCATTTCAAGCACCTCCATCCTACCCAGATCGTGCTAGGCTACCATCTTGATATAGGGCCTGATTAGGTCTCTGATATCACGATCCAATCCAGTCACTACCGGACCGACTTGGCCTGTCTCTTGAAATCCTATCTGGTTGGCGAATCCCTGTCCGCGCCTAGTCCACAGTCTGGAGGTTTGTTCTATAGTGGCCTCAACTATTGGGGATGGATAGATGTAGACCTGTATATCAGTGTCGTTAGTATGGGCAGCTGCTGTAGTGCCGTTAATTCCTCTGATGACCGTGATATCCCCATCTATAGCAGTAGAGCGATCAGTAACGTACATCTGCTCGGAACCCATCTTGATAGTAGCGCCAACCTCAATCTTGGTGGATGGGGCTGCTGAGGTTGAGGTATTTATTCCGGTCTGGGTAGCAGACATCGATGAATTGAGATTTATCCCAACATCATTCAGCCATTCCCAGTATCCGAACCTAGCCGCTATCTCATAACGCTTCTGGCCTTTGAGGAATATATCTTGTGATCCGTTTGAACGAAGGTTGACCTCTATAGCTTGGTAGGGACTAGATCGCTGTACTTCAGCAGTGGGATCAGCATCATAGGGCCAGAGTTCATAATCAGTGGAAGACCAGGTGATATTGTAGGTACCATCGCCATTGTCATCCTCCTTTAGTGCAGTGATGGCGACTATATCCCAGTCCGGAAACAGGATGCGGGTCTTGTCGTTACCAGCAAAGTAGCGGGTAGCTGTGATAGAGTTGAAATGGCGGCGGGTATAGCCGTCAAATTCCACGCTAACTGCTTCAATCAGGCGGCGAAGGCGCAGATCATCTGTAGAGCCAGCGATATTCAAAGCTCCACGGCTCTTGAAGAAATCCAAGGTGGCATAGGAGAGATTAGGCATTATAACTCAGACTTCAACAGCTACACCATCAGGGCTAACTGGGGCAGCTGTAGACTCTTTAGACTCTTTAGGCTCTTTAGGCTCTTTAGTTTGCACGTTGTTGCTTAGCCACTCCATCAGGTGTGCCCAATCCGCACTGGCCCACAACCGTATTTGCTCAGTAAGTCGAGCTTTCATCCAGTCAAAGTCATTGCGGCTCATTTCCACCCAGTCAAACCCCTCATCATTTGCGTACTGTAACAAACGCACAATGTCCTTTGATCGGTGTGCTCCCTCCAGATCCTTCACTTCAAAGCGACGGACCGAATGTATCAGAACATCAAGAAGCGCAGAGTCATGCTCGCAGTCTATCTGAGGGCAAGAACCGGGTTTACAAATGTGAAGCCCTAGGGTTCCCTGATACGCCCACGCCTCACCAACAATATTCAGGAACTCATCAGGGACTGGAATATAGGATGCCTGCTTTGCAACTGCCGCCTTACTTCGCTTTCCTGTTGGCACGGTTTACTCCTCCTTTGCAAATTTCAAGTTGATTTTATCAGAGGAAGCACTGAACGACATATTCCCAACTTTAATAGGTATCGGCTCAGCCACCATTGTAAGACTGAAACGCTCCCCCACAAGTGTTTCAAGGATAATTTTCTTATCCCCTACTTCAATAACTTTAGCCCCGACTAGGGCATCCCGTGCATCCTCCAAGGTCTTTATGGCGTCAAAGTTGCGTAGCATGTTACCCCTCTTATCTACTGTCATCAACAGTTGGGGGGACTCTTACATCCTCTAGACCTGACACTGGTCCAGTTTCTATCAGGTATCCCAGGGTATTATTCACAAGCAGCTTATGCTGCCAGGCGATAATATCGTCGTTGGTGGCTGCTCGTGGCTCGTCTTGGGCATCTAATAGGGATGTGCCCGCCGTAAGAGCATCCCTGTGGTTGGTTAGCTCACGTTCGGTTACGGTAATCCCAGCGCGTCCGAAAGTGGTTATCATTTGTGCATCCGTGGTTGGCATTATCTACCCTCTAAAAGGTTATTTTTCCTGATACGTATACATACCCGACCAAACCAGTTCGGTAGCCTGCATACCTTATGCCCACACCACCAAAAATGTGTTTTATTACCTAGATCCCCTGCTTCGAAAGTATATCCAGTGTCCCCTTTCCCGAAAGTAAGATCCACCATTATCTTCCCTCCAATACAGCTACCCGCTCCCGCAGGTCAGCGTTTTCTTGTTTTAGTTCCTCTAGTTCATTATCCACAGCCTTGAATCCAAGAACCATATAACCCAGGGTGTTTACCGGACTCACCATGCTTCCCTCGTGGTGCATGGCCCAGGGAGCTTCATCAGCCATCACCCCAACGTATTCTGTTAGGAAGTCACCCGTTCCTCGCATCCCTTCTGCGTAGTTAAACCGGTACACCGGAGTATCAAGAATCTGGTCTAGCGCATCATGTGGAATACCCCACTCACCGTGGATAATTTTGTTTTCACGCCGAGATGCTGCAGAGGCCCAAATTACTACGGCACCGGCTCCAGCAGACTCTAGTTGTTCTCCAGCAGCCCCTTCAGTTGGGGTGGCCTCAGCAAAAATAGAGCTGGTAAGCAAAAGAGGTCCATCAATCTCTGCCGCGAGATTTCTGGTGGCGGTTACTTCCGCGTCTGAAACATCAGCGGCTGCAACATAAAAAGTACTTAGTTGGGTAATGATTACGGCAGAGTCGCTGGCTACTACTGGAGCAAGGATTCTAAGTCCTAATCCGTCAATCGGGGTGGTAATGTTAACCCCACCATTAAAGTTGTGAGTCCGAGCCTGGACCCCAATCATATGAGCTGATGTGGTGGCGTCTGACGTGACTGTCATGTCTGGGGCATCGAATAGGGCTACGGTTAGATTATCTGTAGTGGTAGCCCCATCCATTCGCAATATCGCAAAGTTGCCAGCAAATAACCCCAGAATATTGGTGTTTACACGCCCCATTCCGGTGTCAGGGTCGCCCCTAAATGTGTACGCTACCGTCCCACCTATTTGAGCTAGCTGAGGCCCTTGAGATGAAAGTGATCTAAATGAGGTAGTTGTAAATTCCCAGTCATTATCTCCTGCTATAGCAATAGATAACACGTTGCCCGCACTCGAATAAATCCCATCAGTTCCAGTCCCAAATGCAAATGTCGGCGTAGCAGAATCGTTCTCCTGGGGCAGGGTCAGCTTGCTGCCAGTGACAGGAGCGATGCCGATCCCCACCTCCTGAGCGTTGTTGATGGTCATGGCAGTGGTAAGGTCATCAGCAGAAGCACCAGCAGCAGTAGAGAACACCATGTCGCCACCAATACTACTCCCAGTGGGGGAACTATCATCTACTGTTACTTGAATCCGCGCAACAACAGTCCCAAAATTGTCCCCATCAGCCCCTACCCACTGGATATTTCCAAGAACATCGTTGTCCTCCACAATCGCAAAATCGCCAATTGTAGTCCCTCTACTCTTACCGAAGATAAAATTGGGACCATCGGCACTGTCGCCCCATCTAGCAAAAAGCTGAGAAGAATCATTACCTCCTGTTCCATGAATCTGAAACTCACCTGTTGTGGCACCTATAGCTGCTATCTGCGCCGTATGCCCGATGACCACCCCAAAACCATCGCCAATAAAGACATCAGCATTGAAGGTCTGATCAGCGGTCCAGGTATTTGCACTCCCTAAGGAAACACCACCCGATATTAGTCTAATGCTGTTTTCCATACTAGCTACTAACCTAAGCCTTTATTGCGTAGAAATCCACCCCATCACTGGACGCACCACCGTTGATAAAGAAACTGCTAAGTCTGACTGGAACTATACTACCGGGGCCGTATTCTAACCCCTTTCCTGCATCAAACCCTCGTACCTGTGACGACGCAACAATTTCGCTGCTGCCTATTAGAATCTGGCTGCTATTGTCATCCATAGCCACAATAGCTATAGACTTAATTCTCACAGAACTGCTGCTGGGTCCCGTATCTAAGGAGATAACGGTACCAGAGGTGCCAATCAGTTGATAACCGTGGATAAGCCCTGGATGTTTAGTATTGAAGGCTCCCATACTAGCTAGCTCCTTCTGTTACGCCTGGGCCGGGGTTGAGCCACTCCAGTCTGATAATCTTCCTCTCCAGACTCCCCAGACTCCCCAGACTGCATATCAGATGTCAGGTGCTCTCCTGAGTCCGATACCCCCTCCTCTAGGTCAGAGAGATTGGGGTCAGTGAATTTGCTAGGGTGCAGCCTGCGAACCAACCTAGCTACTCCATCGGGAACATCTAGAGTCTCACCAGGGTCCCATAAATATCGGCTACCGCCTGACCCGGGTTCTTGATACCGATGGGGTGCATTACTGTAATTAGTTACTAGCATCGGTTTCCTCCAAGTCCTGGTATTCCTGCCCTGTTTGGCCATTGAGGTTAAGCCCTGGTGGGTGATACTCATCCGGATTACCGCTATTCTCTAGCGATATCTTAGGCTCTTCTAATAGGGATAATAGCAGTTCAAGAGCTTGTATCGCACCGTGAACCGCGTTTAGGCTGTTTTCGGTTTGTCTGCGTTGTGTGTAAATTCGGCTAAGACGAGTTTTGATGATTTCCTTGGTAAGGTAGGGACGCCGTGCTGCTCCATACAGTGGAGTCTCCAACATCGGGCAGCTATCAGGGAGATAGAGCTTGGTACCAGAACCCCGGATCATCCCTAACCAGAAGTTACAGGACGGTAGTTGGTGAGTGTATTCGGTGGGGGATGACATATTGATTCCGAGAACCCTAATCTCCCCGAATCCCTCGCACAATGCCAACGCTAGCATGTAATCTATGGTGCTGCCCAACATCAGATTCTTTAGACTGTCCGGGCTGTTGAGGTCAACACTGGGGAAGAACTTGTCTCTGATAATATGGTATGGGTATTGTACCGAGCCGGGAATATCATCCCAGTGCTGAAGCATGTAGATCGTACTGGGGAATGACTTCAGGAACTTTACGTGCTCCTCACCATCAGCCTCCCAAACAGAACGCTCGTGAATCTCAAACCAGCGGTTGGCGTTCTCTACAAAAGTATAGCAGTCGTTAAGCGCCCATATCTCGGTATCCGGGTCTTGTTCGTTAGCCTCCATACGGGAAGAAGGTGCAGTACCACAGATGGCTACACGCCGGTACTGCACCTCTACCCCTGAGTCTGAATGTGATTGGTCTTGTTGTTGTTTGTCCTGTTGATCTGTGATTGGCTTAGGGACACTAATCATGGTGTCTTTTCTCCTTTGCTTTGGTTAGTTTGGTTCGTTAGGCTAAGAACTATGGAAGGGAACCACCTCAATCAGAGCGTACCCTGCAAGGGATGATCCAGTACCTAATATCAGCTTTCCAGTAAGCCAGGCATCGGAAGAGTTACCGTTCTTTTCCCAGACAGACACACCGCCAGCACTGAGGTGAAGACCGGATGATCCTGATCCACCTACCGGAGTGTATCCAACAGGCAGATGGAATGCCCCAATAGTCCCGGGAGGACCGGCAGCGGCACCGTTGAAGATATCGGATGCAGACTTGGACGAGGAAGCCACTATCCCTATATCTATGGAGCATGATGTTTGACCCGGCGTTTGGACTACCAAGCTAACCTGTCTAATGATTAGTGGGTAGCTCTCCGGGTTTTGCACAGCTAGGACTATTCCGCTTGATGTTCCCGTAGCAAGGGGAGCCATAATAGTCCTCGGGGTAATATAGTTAGCCCCGCCGGATGAGGACTTAGAGGCATCACTCAGGGTCTTCCCTGCCAGGCCTTGAGCTAGCTCTGCTATTGGTACACTCTGGTTCTTGATTCTAGGCATTTTCCTTAACTCCCTCCTTTAGTATTTTGGTTCATTAGGAGCGTTTGGCTCAGTGTTATCAGTGTTAGCTTAATTGACTCCGGTGATGTTGGACCGCTGAGCTACAGCATTATCAGAGGTGTTGTCATTACGTCCCTCAAAGGCCATCCGGAAGCTCACCACCATGATGGTCTGGCGTTTCTCAATGGACCGGTCAACCTCTATCAGCAACTCGCGGCGGGTGCCGACCCAGTATTGGGTGCGGTTGACTATGATGAATCTGCCAGTATCGGTGCCGTTGCCCCCGCTGGAAACCTTGCCATCAGTGTCAGCTAGGAGCATTTGCTCGGACACGATCACGGGGATACCTTCAACCGCCCCTAGCTGACCTGTCATGATGGTGGCTTGTGGACCGAACTTGTCTAGAGTCCGGAACTCAGATAGGGATTGAGCCCGAATGTAGGTATTCAAGTCCATCACAATAGCCATTTCAGACGGACGAACACCATACTTGTCCAGCTTAGACCGCACCTCATTGTACATGTCATTGGTTACGGCAGAGCTGGTAGTAACATGTTGGCTGGTGTTACTTACCACTGGTATTTTAATGAGACCATCAAAGGACAGGAAGTGATCTAGACCAGCAGCGCCTGATAGAGCACCGGATGCAGCGCCGTCCGCATTGATGTTTATACCAGCATCAGAGGTGTCACCATTGAGGATCATATCGTCCATGACCTCAGCAGCGTTCCTGACTAGGGTAGCCCTGATCTCGGGAAGCATGGCTATTACGGCATCCTCATCTAGGTCATAAGCCCAGGCTACCACTGACACCAATTCCTGAGCACTCAGGGTGCGCCTATTGGTCGCGGGATCAGACGAGGTAGCTGCTACATTGGCCACCCCACGGTACCAGTTCACATTTCCTAATTGAAGAGGAATATTGAACGGATTAGTGGGCATACTGACTGACCGGAACATGCTCTTAACTGAAGTAGCCAAGTGGATATCATTCCACATTTCTGGAAGATCAGCGGTGGGTACCAGTTCATCACCGCTGCCAACGGTTGTGGAATCCAGAGCACGTTTCACTGTCTTGATGTTCTCTTCCCACTCCGGTAGAGCACTGATCTGCTCCTGAGTTAGGCGTCCGGTACCAACGTCCTTCCTCATAGACCAATAGAAGGCGTTGATTATCTTCACGTCCACTTCATCAACGTATCTGGTCTCACCACCGCTGGCCCTATACGTGACCATCGGAGTAGTTGCGTCATAGACTCTGAGCAAGGCCAGCCGGTCAATCTCGGCTTTGGTCTTGAGTAGCTCACTGACGGAATCTACTAGCCGCGCAGTCTCCTCTGTTATCAGGCCAACAGCTTGAGCTAGGGGGTCATATTTCTCCTTGATGAATTGGTTGATCTCGGATATATCCTGGGTAAATTGGTCGATAGTAGTCGGTTCTGGCATCGTCGTTAACCCTCCTTTACTCTAGCCATAATTTCGCTTATTTGGTTGATTGCGTCAGCAGACATACCGGGTTCAGGATCTGATCTGGTTTGTCTGGTTGATGTAGCAGTCCTGAGTTTTGTTATGCCCTCGTCAAGCGAATCTAGTCTGCTGAGTACAACCGCTATTTGGCCTCTGACTTCCTTTAGCTCCTCTCGGGACTTATCGGAATCAGCAGAGAATAGGAGGGCGTGGTCTTCTTCTGTGCCAAATGCCTTCCTTAATGCCTTGGGATGAGCAGGTACCGGGACCGCCGATATTTCCAGTAGTTCTTGCTGAGTGAATACGATGCCGCCGTCATTTTTGTCATTGGCCTTGTATTCCAGAGGCCGGAATCCCACTGATACTGCCCTCATGAACCGCTTAGCGTACTTGTTCTGGATCATGGCAGCGAAGGGGTCGTCCATATCCCACTTCACAGACCCTAGGAGTTGCTTTGAGTCCTCACTGGGGCCTATACCAATCTGGGTAACGCGGCCTACCGCAGGCTGTCGGCTATTGTGAGCGAAGAGGAATACAGGGTTGCGTTTGAAGTTGGTTAGCCTCCACCCCTTGGCCTCTATTATGTCTCCGAATCGGTCTTCGGATTCCTCAGAGGCAACGAAATCCATTACCTCATCCCCCTCAGCCCTCATTTGGTAATCACCAAACCCAGCAGCCTTGTAAATGACAGGGGCATCCTCAGTTCCGCTGCGGAAGGATTCCAGGTCCTCTAGCTCTTGATACCGGGCTGCTTCCTCTTCGTTTGCCAGCACCAGCATTGGATGTAAGGGTTGGCTCATAGTCACTCCTAGCTTAGGCTGCTTATGGTAGGTGGTGTCGGTGGTGTCCAGAACAGCAAAAGCCCCCACTAAAGCAGAGTGGAGGCTTACTGAGTGGAGGTTGTGGTTCCGGCCTCTTGGCAACAGACAGTATTTAGTGTTCATTGTACTGCATATACGGCTAATAAGGTCAAGCATTGATTAGGGGACAAACCTGTGAGCCCTAATTGCTACTCCCCTTCATTCGGTCCTCCATAGCCTTAACGTATTCTGGGTCCTTACTACTGATGAGCTTGTGTATGGTGAGGTTGTGAGTTCTGCCATGCACCCGGGCCTTGATTTCTATCCTGTTACCCAGGTCCATAGCCATGATCTGACCACACCCACAATCACAGTAGAGGGCCTTACCTTCCATTATTCCTCTTCTATACTAAATACTGGGGTAGTGGTGCAGCGGCAGTTGACCACCTCACTAGCAGGGCCATCGCCTGGCATTATCATCTCATGACCCCCCACCAAGAACGATTGGTCTCGCTCCACAGTTTGGCCATGAGCATCGGAATGGGTACCCCGCGTCCTGTCATCAATGGAGGCCAGCCAACGCTTGCGAGGTATATCAGCTTGGCGATACGCCTCCAAGTTACCGTGATTAGAGGATGCAGAGGCCTCAGTTCTGGCTACCCTCTCAGAACGGAATTCCTCACTGAAATTGAATACCTTGTTGACGCGATCTTGGAGTTTCTTTATACTCTCCCCCTCTGATATGCCAACCTGAATTTCTTCGGTGATGAGTTTAGCAGTTTCGGCATTGACACGCTCAGTCCAGAACTTGGCCCGTTCATCAATCCAGGCCTGAGCCTCCGCACTGAGGTGGAAATCACGGGTATCCAGGTTAGCTTTAGGGGTGAGGCCAAACTCCTCTATCTGGGCCTCAGCAGACCTTTCTAGTGATGCAGTGATAAGTGGGGTACCAGCTTCTATGAATCGCTCCCACCATTCGATAGGCTCGAATATTCCCCCCGGACCGTCACGAGATGGTGTCAGATTAAGGAGAGTATCCTCACGCTGTTCTTGGAATAGAGAGTTCATTAGTTCATGAAAGTCCTCAGTACTTTTGTCAAATCGCTTGATGAAGGATCCCCACACCTCTCTATCTAGGTCAGTTATGTCTGTGCTTGAGGACTTACCTTTGCCAAGCACCCTGATGATCTGGCCAGAAATAGTTGGAACAGCAGGAACAAAGGAGGCTGTAGGGATAGGGGTTGGGGGTACTAGTTCATTACCAGTCAGGGTAACCACCTGGACACCTACCGGTATGTAAAGGACATTACCTTGGGGTATCGGAGCCATACCAGTTGACTCACGGTACTCATTTAACGTCCTAGTACCGGAAGCAACCTCTTTTAGGTGACGCTCACTGCGACGGTCAATGTTCTCCTGTAGTGCTGGTACCTCATCCCGATCAAAGGCCAACAGCACATTCCGAAGCCTGCCAGGGAGTTGAGGGACGAACTTCTCCTGTTGTCCGGATTCGAGTAACACCCATTCCTGCTCTACGGTGGACTCATAGAACTCTTTACGGGCTTCCTCTCGGTTGCTGAATGTCGCATGCCTGGCACCGGGTATTAGCTCTTCTGGTACTCCATAGGTCGCCAGGATATATTCTTTGGACAGTTGCAGGCCCTCAAGAAACTCCATTTCTTTGTTGCTAAAGCCCATGTTCTTAACATCACCCTGTCCCATATCCGAGACTATAGGCTTGTTGGAGTTGCCCGGACCAGCATGCCTTTCAGCCAGTCTCTCATAGAAAGTCTCAACTTGTATCGGAGATAGTGGCCCCTTCATCAAAAAGGCTAGGTTGCTAGTGAGGAGTCCGTTGCGAAATAGGTCACGGTTGGTGCTAAGCATGGAGGCTTGCATATCGATTACCAATCTAGTAGGAGCTATCGGACTGAGACCTGAGAACTCATCCAATGGGTTGAAGTACCTATCCCAGACCACATCCTCACGCAACATGGGGAACTTAGCACCGCCAGGATCGTAAATGAAACCCTTTATGTATTGGTTCTGTGGACCAGGGGAAGATTTATCCACTACAATAGCTACACGATCAGGCCTGAGCACCCAGATTTCCCACGAACTTGGGTCAGATGTAGGCTTGTTAATCCACCTAAAGCAGCTGCCCCAGAGTGATAGATAAGTTTCAACCGCCCTCCACATATCGACTCGGGACCAGAACGGGTTAACGTGGTCGAGTAGCTTCTGGACCACGTGGTTCTCGCCGACCCACACCCTCTCACCCCTGTTATTGAGAACCCACGCCTTTAGTCTAGCACTGGCTACTGCATCTGCCCTGAGCTTGACAGCACGGTAAACATGGGTAGTGGTAGCATAGTACTCACCAAACTTAGTGTTAGCCCAACTGATACCCTGCTGATCGGATCCCCCAGACCTTTTCAGGTAAGCGGCTAGGGGTTCATTTGCCTTTTCAAGGTAGGTGATAAGACTACGGAAATCCTGGTCCATTGCTGTACGGACTAGGGCGTCGGATTCAGGAGATCTCCATAGGCCGGGTATTCGCTTAGTTAGGGGATATAGAATATCTTTTATAGCCACGGCGCTTACTTCCTGCTTACTTTATTGATTAGTTAATTCACCCCAGGGTGTAGGTTAAAGGTCCTTCCTACAAACCTTATATTGTACATCCACATTACTAAAGAAGTTACCAAAGAACGGTAGACTAATAAATCCCATCCCTCTAAATAAAGCTACGGATGGCGCATTATCTATGTGAACCTTGGCATAACAGCTCTCTTGGCCTCTGTCTTTCATTACGCTAAGCAAGAGTTGACAGGCTATGGTTGCAATTCCTTTGCTCCTTAGTTCAGGCTCAGCGATGTGAATTGATATCCACCAACGACTGATATCGTGTCTGATACCGACAGTGCCTACTCTGTGGTTGCCATACCAGATCATGTATTCTTTGTGGTTAGGACTATTGAACCACTTCACATGTGTTTCCCAGGAAGACGGCTTGACACCTTCAGTCTCAGATAGCAGATGCCGCCATGAGAATAGTAATTCCAGATCATCCCCGGTTGCAGGAGTGATGGCTACCTGGTCTACTTGAACTCTAGTAGTTACCATTTCTACCCTGTGCTAGCAACATAGTAAACCGTGTGTTGGGGTGTGACCGTGTATAAGCTTATGCCACCAACCTTCAACATAGAACCTGGTGCAAATGTCGCAATAATGCCCCCCAAGTAAACGAGACTGAGCGGGGGGTGGCATACCTAGTCTTGGTATTTTCTGGCTATGCTTCACGGTAACACTCTCCTACAACCCGCTAGACCTACTCTCAGACTGCTGGCTAGTCTTCTTACCAGGTGCAGGTCTTCAGGGTAATCTACATCTACCCCGCGATATCTGGGAACAACATAAGGCCTGAGGTTGTTTACATATACTGTTGATAACCCCGCGAACTGGTTGGGTGGAAAGGTATACAAGGCCCCAGCGTCAATATAGAACCCTGGTTTATCGTCGGCACCATCATAGTATTGGAACGGACGCTGTAGTACCTCACCATCCTTGAATTTAACTATTTCACTAACACGGTAGGGAAGCTCAGTCACTATCATCACCGGGTCTTGTTCAACTGTGGATAGGCGTAGTGCTCCAATGATATCACTGGGCTGAATTAGAGCAGCAGTAGCCAGTATGATAGTGATACGATCTGTGTAGATGCCACCTAATATATCGTGCGTGGTTTGAACCACAGTGGAGGGGGATTGAGGTGCTATCTGGACTGGGTATACAGAAACAGTATCCCTGACATCCTGGCTGTCGGTACTGATCGCTATAGAGTCAAATTTGTTGCTGGCTATAGCGGCTTCAATAACCCAGCACACAGACGGCCTGCCGTTAATCAAGGCCATGTTCTTACCAGGGCATCTGGTAGATTCGGCTTTACAGGGTATATGTAGGATGCTATGGACCATCTTCTTACTCTAACTATCTGACAAGAGTCTCTTTTTTAGTTCGCCTCTTATACTCTGGCCCACGGTCGTGATGGAGTCGGTACTTACGTTGGTACCCGGCTAATCTAGTACGGTGTTCGCCCTCAGTCTCTATCAGCCTATCTACCCGATGCCAACTCCTGCCTATAGTACCCACTTCAGCCTTGCCCCATTACTAGCTTTATTATTTGCCTCTCCATTCGGCTTATTTCGCCATCTTTGTCTAACACCCTCTGATGGCAAGCAGCAAGCTCTCGTTCTAGTCTATCAATCCTCCGGTCTTGGGTCTCAGCGTGGTTATTCCCCACCTTTCCACGTAGGCTAATGACAGAGAATACAAGAGTAGCAACAGATATTACCAGCGCACCTAATGGGATCGCCCAAACCGCTTCCAAGGCACTCCTATGTGATCCAGAATTGCTATGGTATGGAATACGGCTGCTGCTATAGAGGTAACCATCGCGCCCGCTATTTGAATGCGTGGAGCGGATGTTCCTACAGCAAACTCGCCAGCTAAGACAAAGGCAACAGCACCGGCAGCAGCGACCATCAACGCTAATTGCTGGGGGAGAACCAATAGTATCCACCACTTCTGTTTTTTCACTAAGCCTACTGTGGATGATACCGCCACAGCTATTAATACGCTACCCAATAGGTAGTGATTATCGAAAATGCCTCTTAGATGGAAGAGAGAAAACCCCTTCCCGGCAGCATCGCTGACTATGGTTGTGATTCCCCAATACAAATGCAGGGTAATAGCGTACCAGATAATCCAAGGTTGTTGCATAGTTATCGCTCACGCCTGGAGTCCCTGGCTTCCTCTTAAAATCTTCATGCCATCTACCGCCTATTGCATCCTATAAGGGATCTGGCTTGGGGTGCCTTCTAATGCAGCCTCAAGATCAGGAGTGTTAAGAGCTAGATTGCTTACCTCAGCATAAACACCAGCGACCTGATTGACGTGCTTTTCAGTGTGGGATAGGGATAGGTTGTGAGCACCGCCCATGAAGAGTATGCCTCTCTTAGCACATTCCTGCTGGAAGAAATCAAGCTCTGTACTAGTCCAGGGATGGCTGAGAATTACCCTGGCACCATTAGCACCGGACCATACTCCATGCTCTGCCATCCACCATACTCCATTACCGGCTGCCCTATTGATCTTGGTCTGAAGTAGGGCAGCGATATAGACCAGGTACTTGGGGTCCATGTGGGTTAAAGTAGCTTCACACGCAGCCAGTCCAGTAGTCTCACCAAAGAAGGTACCGGAGAAGAACACCCCGCCTATGTCCAGTACAGACATGATATCCCTTTTACCTACCAGGGCCGATATACTGAAGCCGTTACCTATGGACTTACCAAAGCAGGCTAAGTCTGGTATGATCTCAGGTACTGCCGATCCCATTTTAGACCGGAACCCGGAGAGGACTTCATCGAATATCAATACAGTACCAGACTTGGTGCACTCCTTACGCAGATCAGTTAGCCAACTGAGTTCATTTAGGGTGACTTCGCCTTTGGGAGCTATCTCCACTATGACAGCAGCATCCCAGCTAACTGGTATCAGGTCCCCTAGCCATTCGAGTTTCACTGTGTTATAAGAAGTGGGTATTCCCAGAGCCGGAGGGGTTACTGCTACAGACCAGTCAGCCCAGCCGTGATAACCATGTGAGAGGATACGGTCTCGGTTGGTATAGGCTCTAGCCACTCTCACGGCAGCAGTAGTGACATCGGTTCCTGTCTTACCGAAGCGTACTTGCTCAGCCCAAGGTATGTGACTGAGTAGAGCCTCAGCAGTTCTAGTTTCACGATAGGAGGACAAGGTGAATAGGGGTCCTTCCCCTATAGCCTCTATTACTGCCTTATTCACCTCTGTATGATTATACCCTAGTACGCAAGCACCCAGGGCCATACTGAAATCCAGATAGGTCTGCCCTCTGATATCAGTCAAGTAACATCCAGACGCTAATTCAGCAATGGTCGGCACATCCGGGGACCCAACAAATCTGGATGGGGATTTCGATGCAGTCATAGCACCGCCTGGTATTAGGTCATTCACAATTACCCCTTGCCGCAGTAATCACACTGAACCGGTGTTCCATCTGATCTCGTAGCGTCTTCACAAATCTTACATACGGGAGGACACTGCTGCTTGACTGTATAAGGGTGGTCATCTTCTGGCTGATCACACTGGACGCACCTGCCTGTTGTTTCAACCATTAGACCTGTCTGTCTGAATCTCACAGTGCATAAATTTGCCTAACGAACTCCAGAGCACGAAACGGATCCGGAACCATCTCAGGCCTATTACCTGTTTCAACCCAGCGGATAAAGGCCTCTGTCTCGGAGATGTAGCTCTGGTCTAGGTTCGGGTCCTGATGACCGTGTTCTGTCCAGGTAGCCTCTTCACCGTTGAGTCCCATAGCGGAGTGTTGTCTGAGTCTGGGTATGCGAAGATAATCGAATTCTAGAACAGCGTGGGTTGAGGACCCAGGCTGTATTGCAGTAGTGAGGGAGACGTATTCACTGTCTGCCGTGATATCGCTACCTTCAGTTAACTGGCGATGGCTGACTGGCTCTAGCCCGCCCGTGATTTCCAGAGCAAGGTCTATATCTTGAAGGCAGTCCAGCAGCACTCCACCACCTTGAGCACGGTACCTGCTATAGGGATCGGTGTTGGCTCTTACCCAGTTGGTGAGGAGATTACCGTACCTGGCATGATAGCTGATGATCTGGCCTAGAGATTTACAGTTGGATTGGAATTGGTGGAAGCCTTTGTGCCAGAGCAGGTTATAGCCGACCATTACAGGGGCCTTAGGCTGGTGGTCGTATAAGGAACGGATTACGCCTACCCCAGCCGGTTCGCAAATAGGTTTTTCAACGAACACAGGTACCTGACTGGCAAGCAGCCCATATACCCAACTAATGTGATCGCTTGGCGGTGTGCAGATAAATACCAGATCGTACTTGATAGCACCATCAAGGCTGATCTTCAGCAAGTCACCGTTGACAGGATCAACAGTGGTGCGTTTCCAATTAGGCCTGAGATCATGAATGATCTTGGACCGGCGCTGACCCATAGAGCCATTGCCTATGATGAGTACCGACTTAGGGTGTGGACTGACTCCAGCAGTAACAATCGCAGGTCCTGGTATAGGTTTTGGCGGTCCTGGTCTAGGTTTTGGCATCACGTCACCTCAGCATAGAAAGCGGTTTAGGTTTTTCGTAGGGTTTGCGAGTATCCGGTGCGATAGCTAACACACCGCAGAGAGTACACAGAACTGTTATCCCTTTGGTAGCTGTATGACCTCTGGTTAGCCGATGCCAAAAGGTGCAAATGTAATACCTTCCACAGACAGCGCAGTCCTGCCCCTCAGTGTACTCAACAGAAGACCGCAACCACTTGTGTTGGCAATCACTAGAGGTCATTATACTTCCACTCCTCCACTAGCCTCAGTTATTGTATCGACGAATTCCTGTATTTCCTGGGGTTCTAAGCACATCAGGTGTTCAATGCCAGGCTGCTTGCGGTCTAAGGTGATCCCCTTCTCTATATATCTGGCACCCGCTAAGACAGCCTTTACACAGTCAGTTATGCCGGGAGAATGGGAGGTGAATCCGATGACGTACTCGGGGTAGTCCGCTTTGAGTTCAGTGATACGGTTTAGGTTTGGGTCTGTAGTAGGGTATCCGGTGGGGGTGTGGACTATGATCGGCAACTCGTCATAATACTCCCTATCAATCGGATCAAATATATCCAGCGCCATTTTAACAATCTCTAGGGCAGCGTCTAGTTCGTCCTTGCCGCCCCTGGTATCCAGCAGCACCCTGAGACCGGTATTAGCGGCTGCTGCTATTAGGTCAGTGCGGCCCATATCAGCACCGGCTACCTTAATGCCGCAGCAGTGGAATTGGTGTGAGGGGCTAGGGCCTTGACAGTTGCCTAGGGTCTTGGCTGTTGCAGGGGTGTCAGGTGTGGAGAACCAAGGTAACCCAACCTCAGAACAGTATTGGTCAATCATAACCCAGTCATGCCAGGCTAACTCCCTCTCTCTTAGCATGTCCAATATAGGGCGGCGATGCTCTCCATTGAAGTCCCTGTACGTTAGTGATCCAGTGCGGTGGTTGGCTAGGTTGCCAGCCCAGACAGTTTGGAATTTGATAGCACTCACTCTAAAATCACGGCAACATGCAGCGTCTATCATCTCCATTACCTGTTTGATATTGCCGTTATGAGTAGCACCTGCCTCTAGAACTATTATCGGGTTATTGTCTGGTAACTGCTGCATTATTAACCTCCCGTATTCTCTGGCAGTCTTTCAGTCCAGCTGCCATCCCTCCATAGTGTAATTGGTGCTCCGTTTATATCGAAGCCGTTTCTAGACAAAAGCCTGTCATCCCACCAAGGCTCCAACCGCTTTGCTAATCCGCCGGAAATCACTTCCCCTTTGTTGTACCCATACCTAAGCCAGTCGTTGATTGAGTCAAACTCCTCTTCCTCACAGCTGGTACGCACCAGAAATGGAGCTAGATTGATACCGAGAGGAAAGTAAACTCCACCAGCATCCACAAACCTGTACCATATATACATTACCCCAGTAATCGGAACGCCAGTGTAGGCAGCACGGGCTTGTCTGGACTGTTCTCCCCAAGTTAGTGAGGGATTTATCTCACACATTAGTGATAATGTCCCCCCGCTAAACGTCCAATGGGAAACTCTACTTCAATAGTATTAGTAATAGGCCAAGAACCGGGCTCATCTACAGCCTCTGAGATCTTAACCGTATACTGCTGCATCTCTGCCTCGCTAGGTTGGACTTGCTTAACACCAGTACCCAGGGCTTGCTCTACCTCTCGGATCATGGTAACCATCTGTTTGAATTGGCTGGGCTCTATGGCTACTCGATGGTCCGGGCCTAATCTCATCCGATCATCGGTGAAGTGCTTCTCTATAATCCTAGCACCCAAAGCAACAGCGGCTACAGGACAGGTGATCCCGGGGGTATGATCCGACAGCCCGTACATCCCGTTGTGCTGGTAATTCAGTCTAGGCATGGCCCTAAGATTGGCTTCTGATATAGGAGCAGGATAAGCTGAGGTACAATGAAGCACAGCCCAGAGCGAGTCCCCCAGTACGTCGATTGACTTAACCACCTGATCCTGATTCATCATACCGGTACTAAGTATGGTGGGTTTAGCGGTCTGCCTGACTTGGGATAGGTACTGAAGGTCCTGGGCCTCGAAGCTGGCTATCTTGTGCGTGCTCACATAAGGATCCACAGTCATAAGTCCCCAGGCATCGTAAGCAGTACACAGGAAATCAATACCCAGGGCGTTAGCATAATCCCTAAGCACCGGTAGCCAGGAATCGGGCATTTCGTTTGCTTTGTACATGGCCCAGTATTCAGAGGCGTTTCGGCGCTCAACTAGGGAATCAGCCCTGAAGAATTGGAATTTGACTGCACTTGCCCCTGCTTCTTTTGCTAGGTAGATCAGGTCCTTAGCTCGGTATAGGATGGAGTCGTGGTTGCTGGCTATTTCGGCGATTATGTAGGTTTTCATATCAGGTATCGCTATCCTTATCACCGCCAAAGGTTGCTGCAATCCAAGCCAGTGTCAGTTGTAGAGTGTGCTCAGAGTTTATGTCACCTTGGTCCATAATAGTCTGGTACATGATAGCAATAGCCTTTCCTATAAGACGGGAAGACTCTTCCATCTGCTCCAATGCTGGTAAATCTAAATTAGGCATCATTAGTTCTGACTCCCTCTTAATCTGGGGTTAGGCATCTCAGGCATTGGGTTTCCCTCTCAATCTTGGGTTGTGCTGGCTACAGTATTTGTTGGCAAACTCCCTAGCCTGGGATATGACTCGAAGGAATATAAACCGTTGGAATCCGCAATCAGGGTAAGGGCAGGTGGATAAGATGTACCTACCACCACCAACGCGACCTACTTCGCTAGCCTTCTTGATTGTATACTGAGATTCTATAGCCTCAATATCATATATCAATTCTCACCTCGCCCGGGCCGAATTGGACATCCATCACACCCTGAATCCTAGCACGTTCTGCCTTCATTACCCGAGACAGAGACAGTGATAAGGATCCCGCTATGCTTATGGGTGTTGGAATATCATCAAGGTCAGCTTCAGTAAGATAGGCCATAAGGTGCCTGGCTGCTTCAGGTGTAGTCATGCCAGAGGATTCCGGTCTCAACATCCGCACTGTATCAGGATGGGAACCTGGTCTGTGAAGCTGAGCATTACGGATATCATCTACAGAGTAAGGATCTATTGTAACCCAGGCCCCGAATCCATCCACTACTATCATCTTACACCATTGCAGAGATAGCGATCCTTTTCGTATGTTAATAGCCTTGGGACCAAGATTAGATATGCAAAGGTCTACTCTTGGCCATTTATCTAGGTCATCCGGGTCTAGCCACTGCACTTCAATTTCATTTACTCTGAATACCTCAGCGGCAAAGTCCGCTGCCCTAGAGTCTATTTCAGTAGCGAATATTCTAACAGCGCCGAGTAGGGACGCCGCAACCGATACTATTCCGGTACCGGCACCTAGGTCGATAATGGACCTCATTTCTGAACCTGATTCGTGTTCCAGATGCAGGGCTTGCAGGGTAGACTTGGTGCTTTGATGCCATCCACCGCCATGAATACCGGGTGGGATTGGGGGCATGATTATGGGCAGTCTAGACTGGAGATGGTCTGGTATGAGGTGGATTTGATGTAGACTGACTATAAGGAACGGGTCGAGATCTATCATGACGGCCTCTTAATCCCACACTTAATTGATGAGCACTGGCACCTAATTCCCATTACACTCGTTATACCACCGGATTCGTTTATAAACTCAGCCCAAGTAGGGAATCTCGGAGACCCACAAACAGAGCACCGACCGTACGAGCATTCACAATCGATATCGGTCAGGTCCACTATAGGAACGGAGTTGAGACTTTGAGTGCTGTACTGCATACATTAACCCCTAAGGTCTCCTGCCGCTACCCACTGTTGACGCCATTCACTTGACTTAGCTTCTGGGTTCTCCTCAACGGTTTGTAGCCATTCGTGCATCTTCTCACCTAGCCTCGTGCCCGCTATTTCAATAGGGTGTCCTGGTGCTCTCTCATCGATTATCTCTAGTACAGAGCGGCCTTGAAGATTAGGTACATGGAGACCCGGGTTGAATAGGTGTTCAAGAACGAAGTCAGCTGCCTCCTCTACAGTCCACCAGAATCTTGTCATGTTAGGGTGGGTAACGGGTATTGGGATGTCTTCAAGCACACATTTATCTATTATATCAAGTAGGCTACCCCTGCTACCTAGGACGTTGCCGTAGCGGACCACACTAAGACCGGCACTTAGGAACAGACGCTCAGCTAGTGCTTTTGTCAGGCCGTAGACGTTGATCGGGTATACTGCCTTATCCGAACTGGTGAGCACCGCCGGAGCTGAACAATCGTAGGCAGCATCGGAGACGTTCCGTGATCCTGTTACGTTAGTTTCAATGAATTCGCTGGGGTTCTGCTCACCGGTATCTACTTGCTTTAGGGCTGCTGCATGGATAACGGCATCCACACTACTAACAGCGGCTAGGACTCTTACAGAGTCTCGGACATCCCCCAACATGAACTCAGCATCGGGGAATGCCTGGCGCTGCTGGGATTGCTTGTACTCATCACGGCTGAAGATGACTGGTGTATTACTACCGAGGAGCAGCTTGCTAGTAAGAGCATGGCCTAGAGTACCGGTGCCGCCTGTTATTAGAACTCTCATTCGACCTACCCTAGTTCTAGTTCTGGGTCTGGGTCTGGGGCAGTACCACCAAGCATCAAAGCCTCCAGCCTATCGAATAACTGAGGAGCATCACAGTCATCGCAGTGTAGAGCACTTCCGAAACCAATATAGTGACCTTCAACAATCACTCTGCCACCCTCTTGGTCCTCTACGTAATCGACGTATTGATCCAACTTCGTACGGAACCAGACCACGAATCGGTTACCAAGATGAGCGCACTTGATAATCGAGGTACCAGGACCAAAATAGTCAGATCGCGGGTGTCTCTCACATTCTGTTTCGTAAGGTTCGTAAGGTTCGTAAGGCATTACCACCTTAGACTAAGCAAAGGCTCAAAGGACATGACCCAGCAATACAGTGCATTTAGCGGAGTAAACAGGGCCAACCCGATCCCTACACCGATTACTAGAACTACTTTTTGCTTAGTTACGATCCTTGTTGTTTTAGCATTCAGCATTTTATCTCGTCCATCCTCTTTATGGTGTACTCAGCATATGAGAGGGATTTGCTACGAGAGCCGCTGCCGGGGGGAAACCTTTCAGCGTGATCCATAGCTGTATTGAATTCCTGCTGAAGTACAGAGCAGTCGGTTAGGGTGTCAATGCGGACATAGACAGCTGGATGGCCCACCTGCTCATTAGCACTACCAGCACAGGCTACTGCTAAAAAAACGAATGCCAATGCAATCACACTTATACAGAGGGTAACCCATTCGGCGTAACACCTGTCACTGGTAGCTGTAATTTTAGGGTTTATGTTGTTCGATTTCATAGATAAATACCTATTCCTGTCCTTCCTAATTGCAGTCCACTAACAGCTAAGGCTAAGGCGTCAACACAGTCATCATGGAACCCTGGTGGCGCGGTGTACCTGACCCCAGTCCTGGTGTACTCATACTCGAACTCCTCAAGCTCAGCTATAATGATGCTGCTTTCTGGGATGCCGATATCATGGGATTGGATAGCCACTGCTAGACCCTCCATTATCTGTTGCTTCGAGGATGGTGAGAACTTAAAGGCCTCAATATAACCGCTGCTAGCTCTTTGCAGCCTTTCGACCACAGGATCACCAACTCCAGTAGCATCAGCCTTAGCTGGAATGCGTCCCACCAGCCTAGTGATGATGCTAAAGGTCTCTTCCCATGATTTCTGGAATCGTTCAAAACGGCAGACATGACCTCGGTAATCCAATCCAATACACACCGTCCAGTCTATGGATTTAGCAAGGTCTATACCCCAAATTACGGGGTCATCTTCGCTAAGACCGGCGATTGCACACTCAGCAATGGAGGTTATGCCAAATGGGTTACCTTGGTCATCGGAAGCCTCAGCCCAGTAAAGCTCCCGGTATACAGCCCCGGGTAGTATATATTCCGCATCACTGATCTCATCTGCGCTAAGAACACCAGCGTCTACCGCATCTTGGGCGGTGATCTTATGGTAGGCCATTGTAGCACTGGGATCGGACTCAGCACGACGAGCCAAACGGTATGCCCAATTGCGACGGCCCTTGACATTGCCAATGATGCGAATAGGACCCCGGGTGGCGGTAAGAGTGGATCGTACCGCAAACCATGATTCTTCTTTGCAGCGTGTGGCCTCATCGATGACAGCGGCATAGACATCCTCCCCGTAGAGAGAATCCGGGTCATTAGCACCCTTGAACCACATAACAGCGCCATTGAATAAGGTGATAGTCAGCTCGCTCTCATTAGCCTTATATAGTTGAGATGGGAGAGCACGCTTGGCACGGCGGAACACTACCTTGGCTTGAGCGTAGATCGGGGATACCCACCAGAAGTTCTGGCCATCTGAGGCCTGTAGGGCTAGTTCTATCAGCCAGCACATACAGCCTATGGTCTTGCCGGACTTGGTAGAGGCTTCGATTATGCTGTAGCGAGCAGGGTCAAATACAGCACCCTGCTGTTTGGGGTAAAGACTGGGGCGGGTATAGTGGAGGTTTAGAGTTGTCATGTAGCTGCTTTTGGTGGAGCAAGTTGTCCATTCTCATCAAGAAGCCTTATAGTCCCATCAACTATACCTCTCTCTAAGTCCCAAGCCTCTTGATAGATATTCATTACCTCAGCATCCAAGGTTCGACCAGCATAGAAGGCGAGAATTTTAGCGATTGCCTCTGCTGTTGTTATGTTCACCTCAATGCCCATTATTCCCCTTCTATATCCTGGTGTCCGTTCTGACTCCACTGAGACGAGTATAGTGGAGGTTTAGAGTTGTCATGGGTACTAACTTTGTTTGTCCTTGGCGATCACCTGCCGGACTTCAACATTTCCAAACACTAAAACCCAGGGATCCCAAGGATTCGGGGCTGCGAAGACCGTCTGATTTATCGCCACAACTACACCGGGAAGTCCGGGCACTGCCTCATTTACACTATGAGTAATATCCTCCCCATCCAATAGGATCATAATGCCATCTTGTTGACAGTCCCCAAATCGAACGGCTACATGTCCTTCATTTATCCGGTCACCCCCGATAGGTGAAAGTTTATGATATATGCTCAGGCTATCCACCATTTTCACTGCCCACGCGTGGGTGTCCGTTCTGACTCCACTCTAGCTTTTTCTGGCTTCACCTGAAGTAGTACTGGTAATGCTTGCTCAAGGTTCAGAGGGTGCATGGAGATTAGTGGTTTCTGTTCCTGCTGGTCATGTTGGATTGCTGAGGTTTGTAGAGTTTCTTCTTCTATCAGGGCTTGAATGTTGTTTATCAAGCTATCTAGATCGGATAACCGTAATCTCAGCCTGCTAGCCTCGGCTGTATATTGGGAGAGGCGGCCTTCCAACCCTTGTACGAAATTCATAACGCTCCAGATTCCTGATGACCATTCTGATTCTGGTCCGTGTCATGGTCCAGATGCCATTGAGGAGATTCAATTACCCCCATATCTGAATCATCGCTACCACCGTCATCCTCATTGGCACTGCCCGGCGTATCAAAGCTAATGGTGAAATTGAGATTGCGCTGGTCTATCTTGACAGGCGCATCCAGACCCAGCAGCTTGCATCGGCGGTCGATGCACTTAAGAACACCATCCAGGAGACTGATAAAAGGCTCAAGCTCGTACGCCTCCCAGTAGGTAGCTTCAAGATCATTCAGCTTAGCTAGCTCATTAGCCTTCCGGAGATCCAACCGGAGATTGGTTTGCTGCTCCCACTGCTTCTGAACCATTTTGAGATCATAGCTGATCTGTGCTGGTGTGACATTGAGTTCCGCAGCTATTTTGTAATTGGGTATGCCGCGAAGATTCATACGGATTGCTTTAGAACGGTCAAGGTCACGTTGGAGATTAGAGCGCTTCCGTTGTGCTGGGTTTTGTGGATTAGATGAATTAGCTAAAGTCATAGTGGTTATCTTATTAAAGATCGGACTCCGTTGGTGGTATAGGAGCAGATGTTGTAGCTGTTGTAGGCGTAGGTACTTATGCACTATAGGCGTGGGGCGGGATTGGCTGCAAGGGCTTGACAACTAGACAAGGGGTGTGGTATCATAATGGGCCTGAATCAGTTAGCTTTGCCCGTATACCCTGCAATGTCTGAATCCCAACCTCTGAGATAAAAACACCCCTTTTATGTGCGGGGTGTTTTCCGTTGGCAATATAACTAGAACCCTTATTTTCGACCTGAGCAAGAACTCCAAGTGTTAACCAAAGCTGGCAAGCCTCCTTTTGGGTCAGAGTAACTGTTATCATGCCTTCTCACTCCTCTCATTAAGCTGTCTAGGCTGGCCATTATAACCGGCTGAAGCTACTGGGTACTGGCGGGGTCTGGTTATCAAACGCTCGGACCTTACCACACTTTTTACATACACCGGGGCTCATGCGTCTACTGTTGGACACCTCAATCAGCCAGTGATGGACGCACCTAGTAGGATCCCGGGCAGTGCCCCTGGCGGTGCTACTACTCGCAACTGGTGAATCCACACGCAAGGCAGACATCGCAACCCCCTCTCTTGGTCATTACTTTTTGCGAGCACTTGGGGCATATTGCGCCAAGATTACTAGTTCCATCAAAATAGGAATCCAAAATAGTCTTAGCCGCTTTGGGTGTTATTTCTTCCTCGTCCACGTCTACACTACCCTCCTCATTACCAAGCTCACCAGCTATAGCATAGCTCAGAGCATCATAAACCGAGGTCACTAACCGACCATCTACCCAGGCTGAATGACCACAATCGATACCCCTAAGTTGTTCAATTATGACACTGGAATCCACATCAGATCGCAAAGCCATAGATATCAGACGGCCTACTGCTGTCGCTCCTGCTCTGACACAGGGGTTATTCTCTGCTGGAGTTAGGAATACCTCTACTGGCTGACCATCATTTAGGCTGGTGTTAACAGTGAAGAACCAGGAGCCATGACCGGTATTGGAATGGATGGTATGGCCGGGGAGGGATCGCGGTCTGGGTTGGGGCTTGCTATGGGTATGGGTGTGGGTTTGTTGGGACTGCGACTTACTGATGTGGTCTGCAGGTTCATAGTTAGGATTCCATTGGTCCCAAGTCCGGACTGGCATAACTGGTATAACTGGCATAACTGGCGCTGTCCAAGACTTAAACACTGGGAGATCAGATAACTCAATGGGTACATCGCCGGTGTTATGGATCTCAAAAGTCTTAAGCTCGGGCTTAGGGTTAGGTCGCCTACCGACCTCCTCAACTGAGCTAAGAGAGCTAAGGATCTGGGTCCCCTTGCTGTTGTCCCTATACACAGTGACGGCCTTACAGCCTAGATTATGTGCGAGCTTGAAAGCGTCACTGATGTCCTTTACAGTAGCAGATTCGGGTAGGTTTATGGTTTTGCTAATGCTGTTCGTAATTCCAGATTGCCAAGCTGCCTGCATTCGGACGTGGTTCTCTGGGGATATCTGGTGAGCAGTGCGGAATAGGTTCAGTTTCTCCTTTCCGATTTGTGACTCTATCTCTCCAGGACTCATTAGATAATAGGGGCCTTCAGGCAGCATTTCCCATAGAGGTGCTGGGCATTCTATGAAGGTAGACCTATTTTCGCCATCGGAGTGCCAGATAGCCTTGCGTTCCCACATGAGAGCGTAATGGGGCTCAATACCGCTGGAGCAGCCTGCGATTATGGAGATGCTACCGGTAGGAGCGATGCAGGTGACTGAGGAATTGCGATAACCGTATTCCGCTATTACATCGGAGTTTCTTCTGAGACTGGACTCAGGCCAGTTGGGGAATGCACCCTTTTCCTTAGCCAGTGCAGCAGAGGCATCCCAGGCGGTAATGGTTATGAACTGGCTGAGAGTCTTGGCTAGGTCTAGAGCGGTATTGGAGTCATACTTGATGCCCATACGCACTAGGAGATCAGCCCAGCCCATCACACCAAGACCTATGCGACGGGTAAGTTGATTCATCTCGGAGAACCGGGCAACTGGGAATTGGTTGACATCTATCACGTTGTCTAAGAACCGGACTGCTGTATAGATATCGTCCTCTAATAGAGCATAATTAATTACAGTGTCCCCAGTAGGGACAAGGCGGTCCAAAGTAGCATAGAGGCTGAGGTTGAGGGAGCCTAGGTTACAGCTAGAGCCATCCTCTAGGAATTCCTCACCGCAGGGGTTGGAGGACTGGATAGGGCCTAGATTGGCATTGGGGGCATCTTCGTGCACCCGGTCCATGAACACCACACCAGGATCACCGGTAGCCCAGGCTGATTGACAGATGGCATCCCATATCTCTTTGGCATCTACAGTTCTCACCACATCGCCGTTCCTAGGGTTAATAAGAGATACGAATTCTCCCATTGCCCCCTTAGACAGAGTATCCATGAACTCATCGGTGATCTGCACACTGATGTTGAAATTAGACAGGGTATCAGTTGGCTTCAGGCACTTATCCTTGCAGTGGATGAACTCCATTATGTCAGGGTGAGTGCAGTGAAGTTGAGCCATATGCGCCCCCTGTCTGATCGCACCTTGAGTAAAGGTGCTGCCTCCGACTGAGTACCAATTGAGAGTGCGTACCGGTCCACAAGCACCATCCTCATGAGGACCTACTTTATCACCAGCTGGGCGAAGGCGAGATAGACCAAATCCTACACCACCGCCAGAAGCCTCAATTAGGGCCATCTGTGCACCTACTTTGATGATGGACTCCAGGGTATCGGTGGGTGAGTCCACGAAGCAGGCAGATAGACAGTGGGTTGAGTTGGGAACGCCAGCATGTGCTAGGGTAGGGGTATTGGGGAGGAACCGGAGGGAGGACATGAGGTTGTAGAACTTGTCCTCCCACTTATCCACCCTATTTGGAACCGTCTCAGCGCCAGCTACATGCCTAGCTACACGGCGGAACATATCATCCGGAGTCTCACCGTGCTGTATGTAGGGGCGCTGGTAGATAACCTCAAGAGCATTACGAGTTAGCTGGACCATTAGGGTATTTTCCTCCTAGTGCGTTTAGCTTTCTTAGTATTGGTCTGGTGCTGCCCCCGATAGGCTGGTCATAGAAACTGCTGCCGCAATGGGGGCATTTATCTGGGATCTCAACTCTGCTATCCCAACAGTGACCACACCGAACACAGTGGTGATAATCGTGACAACCTGAATCAGAGTCCAGTTGAGCCATAACCCTTGTCACCTCTATCGGATTGGGATAATTTGTCCACTAGCAGAACATTGGGGGTTACCAGGGGAATAAGTACCAACTGAGCTATGCGATCCCCCACTTTGATATGAACATCCTCACCGTTTAGGTTAAGGACTGTGGCATTGACAGGTCCCCGATAACCATTATCCAAGACGCCAGTCATTACGTGCAGACCGCGAACCTGTAGAGATGAGGATCTGCCTGCTATAAGTCCCCACGTTCCAACGGGAGGCTCAATGTTAAGATTGTGCCCTATATTGACAACTATGTTAGGGGGGATAATGTAGTCCTCTGCAACATAGAGATCATAGCCACAGTCGCCTAGGTGGGACTTGGTTGGTAAGTGGAAATAGATGCCATGGTTAATCACACTGACTTTGATAGTTAACATTATAAAGCTGCTCCCACTCTGCACCGTGTAGCCAATTGCGGAGTTATTATACCAGGCCCAGTGCTAACCCATTTGATATCAATATCGCAGACCTCCTCAAGAGAATCCAATGTCTTACCGGCGAACTCTCTAATATCATCCTCGTTAGTGGAGTTCTTTAGAAATGGGTGTAGATAGTCTAAGAAGGTCAGGCAAACAAAATCAGGCCTGCATACCTTAACCATACGGCGGATCTGGTCAGGGTCGAACTCACCGACACGCCTGACTCTGCCAGTGACTGTAGTGTATTCTTCAGGCTGGCCTATGCTACCCCAGGTGGTCTCATGTGCCATTGGACCTGAGGTACCTGCAACACGTATAGGGAAGGTTCGGACCACTGCAATTACCTGGTGATCAAGTCGGGAGGATAATCCGGCGTCATTTAGGATCTGACCTGGGGTGACATCACGGCTGGTAGTGTACGGGTAATGTCCGGAATGAGTCAGGCTGAGATCGAAGCCTTGGGTAGACTCAATGATGATGTCCTTACCCGAGTCGTATATGGAGTTGAGTTCATCCGAAACTGAGCCTACTTTGAAGTTGGGATTGGTAAGGTGCTGGGCTAGTTGGGCTGACCTTCTTGTGTGGTTGGCTCGGGCACTACCGATGCCCTCCTTAGTTGAGGATATAGAGGACATCATGGTTGATTTCTGTTCTTCGATTTTGTCACTGTCTTGGATGATGATTGCAGACCGGTCAATAACTAACCTGGGAACTAACCTGGGAGGACGATCTTCTAACAAAATACTGGTCTGGGCAAGCTCATTGGTAAGAACCTTGTAATCTATCAGGGAACCAGGCCCGATGAACAGTGGGACATCAGGCAAGTGCCAAGCGCAGGGGATTTGCCGCATCTTATAGGGGATCTGGTTATAGGTCATGGTATGTCCAGCGTTGGGTCCTCCTGTGCGAACCACTGCACCAAGAGTGCCAGAGGAATAGAGCTTGGTAGCGAGATAGGCTACGAATTCACCCTTGCCCTCAGAACCAGCTTGGCCTCCCATTACTAAGTAGATCACCGTGTCACCTCCTGTAGTATTTAGTTTATCTCAAGCTCATGCTGATCAACACCGGGCCGTTTGATTATCCTAGCTTCCATTTCGCACCTTTTGTGCCTCTTGTGCCTCTTGCCTCAAGAGCCGGTAGTTAACGGCATCAGCGTAGTCATCATCTTCAAAGCCAAGCCATTCCTCAACACTACGGTCATCATGTATGTACTTGATAGTACCTTTCACCATGTTCTGTGCCAGCCTCAGTGCGAATTGCTCTATCAACCTAAGCTTAGGTTGGAGCCGGTCGTATTCATCATCTGTTAGGCCGAGACCGGATGCAGTTATGAGGACACGGAAGTTCTCGCTATCGCAAGCCTCGCTTAATCTGGATTCCCAATCCTTGGTCATGCCTTCCCCCTTTAGGTTATCTTCTCACCGTCCATGATCTCCTGAAGGTCCTTAAGAACATCGAATTCATAGATGAATTGAAGAGTAGACGCTATGCCAGATATCATACCAAAAACGGCATCAGGACACCTATCGTACTCTTCGGCCTCTACTAACAATTTAGGTATGTAAACCCTAAGAGCCTCATACAAATGCTCATTGGGCGTATACCCATGCTGCTGGCCCCCTTCAGTTGCGTGTTTCATTAGATCGGCTACTGTTCTAGTTTCCATTAGGCGGTACCCCCCTTGCTGGTTAAGGTTGTCCATAATGTCCATTGTGCCTTAGTCCTCTATACTGGTATCGTACTGGGTGTAGGGAGTGCTAGAGGTGGCAAAGGCGATGATCTCCGGGTCTACACCGCGCTCTAG